CGACCTGATGGAATGCGAACCGCTTGCGGTATCGCGGTGCCTGTTCCCTGATCCAGAAGATGGGCTTGATGTCGCTGCCGCCGAACATCTGCGTGCGCTGCCAGATGGCCATCTTCTCGCCGTCGGGTGCGCCCACGAAGTAGTCCCAGCGCTTGGCCTTGCGTTGGCTTCGGCGGCTGCCAGTACGGTTGGCCTGTGATCCGACCTCCCTGTGTGCCCCGAATGCCGACAGGATGCGCGTGTAGGTGCCGCGCTTGACATTGCCGAACTCGTCCCTCTCGACGCCGCCGGCCGGCACGAGGTACTGGCCTGGCTTGATGATCCGTCGGGCCCTGAGCAGGCCTTCGAACCGCGTGTTTTTTCGCGGCCCGCCGTAGACGTTCGGTCCCAGCCACTGAGCGGCTGCGTTGCCCTTGAAGGCCTTGTCTTTGAACTTGGCCTCTACTGACTGTCGTTTCGGCGTGGCCTTGCCGACCTGGAAGGAGTTCAGGGTAAACGGCGTCGGCCTGTCGAGGACGCGCACCATGACCTTGCGCTCTCCGGTCCTGATCCGCCATGCCAGCGAGTTCAGGGCGACGGCCATGATGTGTGGATGTCGGTCGACGAGGTCGCGTCCGAGGATGCGCGAGACCTCGAGTGCGTTGGTCGTGATGCCGATGCGCTCCATGGTCTGGATTCTGGTCTGGTTTGGGTGTGCTGTCGAGGCTGGTTACGATGTTGGGCCTGTGTAACCCTGTGTAACCGGGAACGTAACCGGCGTCGCCGCTCTCTATGTTGTTGTTATTTATATATATTTAGATAGTAGTAGTAGTAGTAGGTTACACGGTTACGCATAAAACGCACCTGCACACACATGTGCGCGCATCATGCGTGCGCGTGCGCATCACGCGCGCACACATGTGTGGGGGCCTCTTGAAATCGCGGTTGTAACGTAACCTGTAACCTTCCTTTAAATTCAATGGCTTACAAGCGTCGCTCTGGTGACGTTACGTTTTGCGCCGAGGCGGCTGGCCTTGCCGGGCAAAAAAAAGCCCGCCAAGCGGCGGGCTGTGGTCTCCCCAGACCAATCTCACATGATGTCGCCGACGAGGAACTCGACGCCCCGGTGTGCCGTGGCTCCGTATTTCTTCTGCGGGTGAGGCTGCGCGCCCGGCAGGCGCTTGAGGGTGCGGCCGTAGGACTTCGCCCACGCGGTGTCGTTGAGGATGCGCTCGAGCATGGGGTGGCTGTTGGCGAAGGACACCGTGAACTGCCCGGACTTGAGCTGCCCGATCAGGATGCCTGTGCGGCGTAGCAGGCTGCTCGCGTCGCCGGCGCCGATGTCGTTGTCGATGGCCGCGTAGGTGGCGATTTGGATCAGTTCGCCGACCGTTCGCGTCTTCACGCCCTTGTCGGTCTCGGCTCGCAGCATGTAGGCCAGCAGGTATCCGATACACGCCGCCTCGTCGCGGCCCTCGCCGACCTCGGTCACCTCATCCCACGACTGCTTGCGGATCCACTCTTCCGCGAATTCGTGCGTGGACTCGCGCTCGCTGTGCAGGGCGAATGCTCCGGCCAGCAGGGTGCCGATCTGATCGCCCATGCGGCGGTCCTTCATGACCACGGCGGCGGCCTCGGCGAAGACCTTGGCGTTGTGCCTGATGACCGGCAGCAGCCGCACGGCCCTGGCCTGCAGGCGGGCGATGTAGTCGTCGCTCAGCGTGTCGTAGATGCGGCGCATCATGCCGTTGTACTGGGCCAGGCTCTCCGGGGTCTCTGGGGTGCTGTAGAGGCTCAGGACGGTCACGCGGGTGCGCACGGCGTGCTGTTTCAGGTTCACGCCGATCGAGCTGAAGCAGAACATCGCCCTGGTCTTGAAGGCCGTGGCGTTGCCGTCCTGCCCGCCCTTGAGCAGGCTGGCGTTGCTGTTCGAGCTGGCGCGGGTGACCATGGCCAGCACGTTCTCGACGTTCTCGGCGGCCTTCTTGCGCTCGCTCTCGAATTCGTCGAACACCACCGGCAGGGCGTCCTGCCGCAAGGCCTGGCGGAGCCCGGCTTCGGACGTCTCGCCCTCGGTCTCGATGGCAAGCCCGCGCAGGCAGCGCCCGATGATGTCCGTCATGACCGTGGACTTCCCGGACCCTGCGGCGCCGGTAATCCAGATGTGCGGCCGCCATGCCAGCGCCCCGCACACCGGTGCCAGGAACACGAACCCTGCCAGCAGCTTCCCGTAGATCGGCCGCTCCCAGCGCAGGGCCTCGCAGATCTCGACGAGGTGAATGGCCTCGGCGGCCTTGAGCGGGTTGTCCACGGCCATCGGGATCGGCTTCGCGGCCTCGTAGACGTAGCGTGTCGGGGCCGTGCGCAGGTCGTGCTCGACGCCGTCGATGATCACGCGGTCCCCGAGGTGGACGGCCCATCGGCCATCCTCCCACCAGGCGCCGCGGCCGCGGACGATCTCGGGGTCGTAGATGCCGGCGCGCTGCGCCCTGCGGATCAGGCTCTCTGTGGCCAGCGTCCAGTCGACCTTGTCGCCGGATCGTTTCTCGGCCGGGAAGTTGGCCTGCCAGTAATGCAGCGGCGCCAGCAGCAGCAGGGTGTTCTTCGTGTGGGCGGTGGCGCTCAGCGGCACCACCTGGGCGAATCCCTCGGGCAGGTAGTAGGCGACTCCGCGGTCGAAGCCGATGATGCGGAACGGCTCGATGCCGGTGCGTTCGTCGTCGTAGCCGCCTCGGTGTTGGTCGTCGTCGCCGTAGTGCGGTGGCGGCTCGTCCGACGGCGGATGCTCGTCGTTGGCGGGCGCAGTTGCCGCCTGCTCGAGCTGGTCGCTCATGGCCCGGATCTCGGCCGGCGTGCGCAGGTTCTCGCGCAGGTAGTTCAGGATGCGCGTGCGCTCCCAGCCATCGGTGACGATCAGGTCGTGCAGGTCGTAGCCGTCCGGCCACGTGCCGGGTGGCGGCACGGCCACGATGCGCATGGCGGCGCCGTGCTGTTCGACCAGCTCTGCGATCCGCAGCATGGCTGCCATGCCCGGCTGGTCGGCGTAGGGTAGCGTGCGGCCGCTGCGGTGATCGGCCTTCGAGTCGCAGTCCGGCCAGCCGACGATCTTCCGTCCTGCCAGCAGCGACCAGTCAATTTTCTCGACGGCTTTGCACCCGCCCTGCCATGACAGCACCAGCACCGACGTGACGCCGATGACCTCGCGCGCGGTGGAGGTCGTCTTGCAGCCCTCGGCGAGGATTATCTGCGCCTCGGGGTGCGCGTCGAGCAGTTCGGAGCCGAACAGCGTCCGCGGCTCGGGCAGCGCGCCCTGCTTCCAGCGGGCCTCTCCGGTTTCCGAGTTCACCCGGTAGGTGACCGGAATGATGTCCTTCGCGATCGTGCCGTCAGGGCGCGCGAATTCGACGCGGCAGTCGTAGCCCCAGAGCTGGCCGGTGCGGTCTCGGTACGCCCAGGCGCCGACGACATGGCTGTCGATCCACTCGTCGTCGCGGTTGACGCGAAGGCTGGCGGGCGGCGGGTCGTCGGGTGCCGGCATCGGCGTCCACGACGACCGCGTGCGTGCCGCCGGCGCGCGCTGTGCAGGCCGGTTGTCGTTGGCCGGCGTGACCTGGCCGCCAACGATCTCTGCCAGCCGGCGGATGGCGTCGCCGTTGCTGACGTTGTCGTAGTCCTGAATGAACTGGAAGTGATCGCCCTTCGCATCGCAGCCGAAGCACTGGTAGCGCTCCTTGCCGTCGGCGCCGGTGAACACGGTGAAGGAGGGCGTGCGCTCGTTGTGGAATGGGCACAGGCCCTCGAGGCCTTTCGATCCTGGCCGCAGCTCGACGCCGTACCGGTGGATCAGGTCAGGCAGCGTGATTGCCCGCCGCAGGGCATCTAGGTCGTAGCGAGCCACGGCTCACCCCCGCGCGCAGTTGTCGTTCGCGGGCAGCGTGCGCCAGACCTCGACGGGCGGCAGTTCGCTCTCGGTGTAGTAGATGGGCATGCCGCGTCGCTCGGCCTCGGCGACCTCGGCCAGCGTGCCAGACGAGCGCTGCCAGCCTGGGCACAGCACGATGGCGTCGCAACGGCGGAGCAGCTCCATGGTGGCGGCGAGCCAGAACTCGTCGGGCAGTTGCGCGACCTCGTCGAGGTGCGCGGTGTTGGCGTGCGGGATGACAGCGGACCAGCCCTTCAGGCTGGCCAGCGCGCCGACCTTCTTGGCCACGGTGATGTTGGCGTCGATCCCGGCTTTCGTGTGGCTTCGATACGGGCCGGCGATGTAGACCGCCGGCATCCTGGGGTACTGCTCTGCCATGTTGGGATTCTCTTGTCTGGGGAGTCTGCGCGGGTCATTGACCACCGGCCGGGCCGTTGCGCATTGTTGCGCAATATCCCGCTATGGTTGCGCCGTGTCAACGGGGGGAGGTCGTGAAAGTGCCTGGAGGTCGTCCTCGGAGCGTGCGATGACGCTGTAGCCGCCGGCGGCGCGGACCTGGGCGTGCCAGTTGCGCTGCTCCGGCGACAGGCGGCCGGTGCGCGGGACCTTGGTCTCGACGGACGTAAACACGGCGATACGGCGGCCGACCATGTCCGTGGTGACCGTGATCGTCGTCCATCCGATGGCGTCTCCAGATCCCTTGATCAGGCCGGCATGCAGCGGGCGCGGCTCGGTGATGATGACCTCGCCTCCCCGCGCGTGGTAGGTCTCGCCGGGCTTGAGGCGGCGCGACGGGCCCACCCATCCCTGGCCGACCGAGTTGCGGAACAGCCGCACACTGGCCTCGGTGATCCGGCAGGCGGCCAGCATGACGTTTCGAAGCAGGGCGGACTCAGCCATGGCCGACCTCGAGCGCCGCCTGCCGGTTGTCGTTGGCCGCGCCTGGCGGCAGCGCGAAGAGCGCGGCGCCTACCTGCTCGGCCAGTTCCTTCAGCTGCTTCGGCTTCATGTCGCGGATGTCGGCCATGGCGAAGCCCCAGCCCTCGCGAATTCCGCGGCCGGTGGCCTTCGACCACAGGACCAGCATGTCGCGCAGCTCGTTCTGCAGCTTCAGTTTCTCGGCGCGCGCGGCCTCGATGATGCGCTGCTGCGCGGCTTGCTTGCGCTGGCGCTCGCGCTCGAGCTGTTCTGCGCTGATCTCGATTGGCCGCAGCTCGCCGGCGACCTCGCGCGGCTGCAGCGCGCGGGCGTCGTAGCGGTGACCGCATGCCGGGCACAGCGGCGTCGGTTCGTGGACCATGTAGCAGTTCGGGCACTGCAGAAACCTCGGCAGGCGTTCGCTGCCGTTTCCCTTGCCGGATTTCTTCCTGCCATGGAGTGACCAGCCGCGGTCGTCGGTCAGCTGGCCGTGCTTGGGCATGAATTCGGAGCCCTTCATGATGCCGCTGTTTCCGACGTGATCGATGACAATGGCGAACGGCTTCGCTGATGCCGCGATGGCGGCCAGCCGCCCATCGCGCGTGCTCAGGTCGTAGCCGTCGGCGTAGACCGGTCGCAGCACCCTGCCGCCCTGCTGTATGTACAGGCTTTCGCTCTCGGTGCTGCGGAGCATTATCGCGACCTCGGCAACGGGGATGTCCGTGCCCTCTCCGGCGATGTCGACGGTGACGATGCCCTGCAGCGTGCCGTCGGCAAGCCCGTTGATCCCGGCGTCGCGCTCGTCGTCGTCCATGTCGCCGGTGATCACCCGGAACCGGAACCCGGCCCGCACGAAGGCCTGGCAGACGTGATTGGCGTGCTTGATCGATGCGCAGAACACGATGGCAGGCTTCCCTTCGGCCAGCTTTCGGTAGTGCTCGACTGCGCACCCGGTGATGGTCGGCTTGTCGAGGATCGCGGCGACCTCGTCGCCCTTGACGTCGCCGCCCTTGCGGCGCAGTCCCTTCAGCTCTTCCTGCGCTGCCTGCGGCAGCGGCGGCGCGTAGGTGATCGGTCGCACCAGGTAGCCGTCGTCGATCAGGTCGGAAATTGACGGTCCGACGATCATGTCGTCGAAGACATCGCCGAGGCCCTGGCCGTCGGTCCGGCATGGCGTAGCGGTGACGCCGAGCAGGCGCGAATTCGGAAGCGCGGCGATGATGCGCGCCCACGTTCCGGCAACGGCGTGGTGCGCCTCGTCGATCACGATCAGCGCCGGGTTGAATTTCTGCAGCCAGTCCATGCGGCGCGCCAGCGTCTGCACGCTGGCCACGGCAATTCCGGCTCCGTTCTCGATGTACGGCCTGCCGAGCTTGGCGACGTGCACGCGCCGGATGTCAGCGATCTTGTCTGGCGGCGCGATGATCTGGTGCCGGACGTCTAGGCGCCCAAGCGCGACGCTGGCCTGCCTGTTCAGCTCCTTGCGGTGCTCGAGGATGAGCACGCGGTTTCCGCGCGCAGCAGCGCCCTCGCCGATCGCCGAGTAGCAGACGGTTTTCCCGGCGCCAGTCGGCAGCACGAGCAGCGGAGCGCGCTTCCCGCTGGCGAACGACGCGCGGATTCTGTCAAGGCCTTCCGACTGGTACGGCCGTAGAGACAGCCTCACGACGCCGCGGCCTTGGCCCCGATCTTCAGCGAGCGCTTGAGGCGCCGCAGGTCGCGCTCCATGCCGGCGACGAGCTTGTGCGGGTCTTCGGCTTCGGCGGGAATCAGGTTGTAGGCATCCGGCACCTCGCCGCGCAGGTCGGCCGGCAGTGCGCCGCGTTCGTGCGCGATGACGATGATGGCGGCGCGCAGCCGCCCCAGGCTGTCGCCAGGCTCGGCACCCTTGCCCCAGCGGTACTGCGTCGAGTACGCGATGTCGGCGCGCTGGCAGGCTGCGTTCATGGACACGCCGAGTCTGGCCGCCAGGGCCTTGACGTCGTTGAAACTCACTGGATTTACCCTCTGGTCGGTGGTAAGCCTCGGGGGGAGGCCTGCGCATTATTGCGCAACCTTCCCGCGAATTGCAAACAGGGCAGTATCACCTGATGACACGGAAGTTCACGCCGTCACCCGCCCATGACCGGGAAAGCATCGTTCACTGGCTCGAGCTCGTCCTCGAGGGCACGGCCTGGTCGCCGACTCGGCTGGCGAAAGAGGCCGGGGTGGCGCCGTCGACGGTGAATCGGATGCTGGCCGGCGACGCCGACCACATGCTGAGCGCCACCACCCTCGGCCGCATCGAGCAGGCCGCGAGTTCCCGCATCCGCGAGCGGATCGCCGCCGGTGAGCTGGACTGGAAAATGGACTCCCATCCCGGCGAAAACATGCGCCAGATCAAGGAAATCGACCCTCGGGACCACGGCGGCGAGGTGGCCACGTGGGGGTTCCCCGAGATCTGGTTCCGGTTCACGTTCGGCAACCACGACCCCACGGACTGCCGGGTCATGGCCGTCGAGGACGAGGGTATGTGGCCGGACCTGAAGATCGGCGACCGCGTCCTGGTCGATACCACCATGACGACCGGCAGCCCGGCCGGCATCTACATGGTGCACGACGGCCACAGCTGGACGCCGCGCCGCTTCGAACTGCTGGTCGGCTCGGCGCCGCGGTCCGCGGTGCTGCGGCCGAAAAACCCGGAGTTCATGAACCACGAGGTGCAGGTCGATTCGGTGCGCATCCTCGGGCGGGTAATAGGGATGTGGCGCCGGATTTGACCGCCGGCTACCGGAGATTCACGAAAATTCTTTGGTTCCCCTGTTGCATTAGTGCGCAACCTTGCGCAATAATGCGCCGCACTTGTTCTCAGGGGCTTTCATTATGCAACCCGGCTTCTACACGGCGGCGGAGCTTTCCGGCGAGCGCTACCACTCTGGTCCAGGGGTCTCGAACTCCGGCCTGAAGCTTCTCGGCGACAAGACGCCGCTGCACTACTGGTCCCGCTACATCGATCCGAACCGCCGGCCGTCTTCCGGCAGCCAGCCGATGTTCATCGGCACGGCGCTGCACGCGGCGGTCCTCGAGCCGGACGCGTTCGCGCGCACCTACGTCGAGTGCCCGTTTTCCGACAAGCGGTCGGCCGGTTACAAGGCATGGGCGAAGGAACAGGCCGACGAGGGCCTGCTCGTTCTGATGCCGGACGAGGCCCTCAACGTCACCGGCATGCGGCGCTCGCTGTGGAACGACCAGACGGTGCGCGGCCTGCTATCGGACGTCTACGAGTTCGAATACTCGGCCTACGCGATCGACCCGGAGACCGGCGTTCTGGTGCGCATCCGCATGGACGCGCTGACGCAGTCGGGCTGGATCGTCGACCTGAAGAAGACGCAGGACGCCAGCCCGGCCGCCGTCGCGCGGTCGGTGGCCAAGTTTGGGTATCACCATCAGGACGCGTTCTACACCGACGTCCTTGGCTGGGCCTGCGGCGAGCCGCCGGCCGGCTTTGTGTTCGTGTTCGTCGAAGAGCTGCCGCCGCACGCCGTCGGTGTATACGTGCTGATCCCCGAGGATCGCGACCGCGGGCGTCGTCTCTATCGGCGAAATTTGAACCTCTACGCGCGCTGTCTCGAGCGCGGCGAGTGGCCGGGCTACGGCGGGCAGGCTCAGTACCTTGAGCTGCCCTACTGGTCGCGGCGTGAAATCGACTCCCTCACCCTCACACCGGAGAATCTTCCGTGAATGACATGACCACGGCCGACACGGCCGTTTCCGATTCCCCAATGATGCCGCAGCATCGCCCGATGCTTCCCGGCGTGAATTCAGGCGCCGTTTCGATCGAGGTCGAGCGCGCGATCGCCGAGGCGCGCGGCCAGATGCAGCTGGCGAAGATGTTCCCGCGCGACGTCAACGCGGCGTTCGCCGAGCTGATGGATTCGTGCAAGCAGCCGGCAATGGCGCAGGCTGCGTTCTACTCGGTGCCGCGCGGCGGCCAGCAGGTAACCGGCCCGTCCATCCGTCTGGCGGAAGAGATCGCCCGCGTGTACGGGAACTTCGAGTTCGGGCACCGCGAGCTGTCACGCGGAAACGGCAAGTCCGAGATCGAGGTGTACGCCTGGGACAAGCAGGCGAACAACCGGTCGATCCGGCAGATCACGGTTCCGCACGTCATCGATACCCGCAACGGCCCGAAGCCGTGCCGCGACCAGGCCGAGGTCGACGCGCTGATCGCGAACAAGGCCAGCAAGCAGGTGCGCGGTCGCATCCTCGCGCTGGTTCCGAAGTGGCTTGAGGCGGCTGCCATCGACCAGTGCAAGAAGACGCTGGCCGGCGCCTCGGACAAGCCGATCAGCCAGCAGGTCCGCGAGATGACGCAGGCGTTCGCGCGGTTCGGCGTGACGGTGCAGCACATCGAGAAGTACCTCGAGCGCGAAAGCCTCGACGAGTGCACGCTCGACGACCTCGTCGAGCTGCGCGGCGTGTTCCAGGCGCTGCGCGAGGGCGCGAAGGTCGCCGATTATTTCGGAGCCGCCAAGCCTGCCGATGACGCGCCGGCGCTGCCGCCTGCCGGTGCTGCTGCTGCCGCTCCGGCCAACGACAACCAGCCGCCGGCGGATGCGAAGCCGCACGCGGCGACCCGCGGGCGTCGCGCCCAGCCGGCAGCCGAGCAGGCTGCGGCGAAGCCCGCCGAGTCGGCTCCGCCTGCCGAGACCGCGAAGCCTGCCGCTGCTGCAGCTCCGGCAGCCGCAGCCGCGCCGGCTCCGGCAAACGACGACGCGCCGCTGTTCTGACCGGAGACCACGACGTGAGAATCACTGTCAAGAACTACCGCGGCTGCGCCGAGGCTGACCTCGAGCTCGCGCCGATCGCGCTGGTCGCCGGCCTCAACCACGCCGGCAAGTCGTCGATCGCGCAGGCCGTAGCTGCTGCGCTGACCCGTAACCCGGCGATCGTGGAGGGCGTCACGAAGGCCGGCGCCGAGGTGCTGCTGCGCGACGGCGAGAAGCGGGGCCGCTGCACGGTCGGCGACGAGTCGGGCAGCGTGTCGGCGAACTGGCCTGGCGCTTCGGTGTCGGAGGACGGCAGGGGACCGCAGGCCTCGGAGATCGCGTGCGGGCTGGTCTCGCTGGTCGGCATGAAACCGAAGGACGCGGCGGCGGCCCTGATCGCTGCCATGTCCGCGCTGCCGACGCTGGACGACCTGCGCGCCGCCTGTCCTGGCGTGCGCCCGGAGCTGCTCGATGCCGTGTGGAAGAGGATCCAGTCCGAGGGCTGGGATGCCTCGGCGAAGCGCGCCGGCGAGCGCTCGGCGTCCCTGAAGGGCGCCTGGGAACAGATCACCGGCGAGCGCTGGGGCGTGCAGAAGGGCGCTGGCTGGGCGGCGCCGGGGTTGCCCGGTGCGGACATCGACCCGCAGCAGGAAGTCGCCGCGTGCCGGCAGGCGCTCGAGGACGCGATCGCCAACCAGGCGGCGAACGAGGCCGAGGTGCAGCGGCTGCAGGCCGAGGCGTCGAAGGCGCAGTCCCGTGCTGCGACCGTGGCGAACCTCGAGGAAGAGTCGCGCACGCTGAACGCCGACGTGCAGCGGCTGATCGCCGAGCAGAACGCGCTGCCGCGCCCGGAGACGGCCGAGCAGATGGTCGAGTGCCCGCACTGCAAGGGTCACCTGGTCGTCGTGTCGCGCACTGATGTTCGCGCACCGGTGGCCGGCGTCACCGACGAGGAAAACCAGCGCCGTCAGGCGGCGATCGACGCGAAGCGCGAAGAGGTCCGCGTCGCGCAGGTCGGGGCGGCACAGGTGGATTCGGAGTTGCGCGAATACCGCGCCGCGCTGGCGGCGTCGAATCGCGCGCAGCAGCAGCTCGACGCCATGCCCACTGGAACCGTCACCGCCGAGCAGGTGCAGGCCGCGCGCAATGCCCTCAGGCAGGCGGACGACTGGAACGTCGCGGTCAGCAAGACGGCGGCCGCCGCCTCCCGCCACGCCGAGATCGTCGAGAACAACGATCTGGTCGCGGCACTGGCGCCGAACGGCGTCCGGCAGACGGTGCTGGCATCGAAGATGTCGGCGCTGCGCGCGCGGCTCGTCGAGCTGTCCGCCGCTGCCGGCTGGTCGACGGTCGAGCTCGACGACGACCTGCGCGTCACGCTCGGCGGCCGCGCCTACGGCCTGCTGTCGGCGTCCGAGCAGTTCCGTGTGCGCACGGTACTGCAGGTGGCGCTGGCCGACCTCGACGGGTCGGACGCCGTGATCATCGACGCCGCCGACATCCTGGACCGCGGTGGCCGGAACGGCCTGTTCTCCATGCTGCGCGTAGCCGGCATGCGGGCACTGGTGTGCATGACGATGAACGACGTGAAGGACGTTCCAGACCTATCCCGCGCCTCCGGGCTCGGTAGGTCGTACTGGATCGGCGGGGCCGTGGCGGCTCCGGTTGGGGGTGTCACACAGCCGGCCTGATGCCGGCAGAAAGCGAGGGGGAATGGAAGCAGCGAACGACAACGGTCAGTACCTGACGCCTCAGGAGTTGTCGGAGCGGTACCGCGGCGAGATCACCGTCAGGACGCTCGCGAACTGGCGGTGCCTCGGGGTTGGGCCGAAGTTCACGAAGGTCGGCGGCAGGATCCTGTATCCGCTGTCCGAGGTGATCTGGTGGGAACGGTCGCGGACCGTGGGGAGCACGTCGAGCTATGCGCGCACAGCCTGAGAAACCCGCCCGCGCCTGGGCGGTAGAGCTGGTCGACGCGTGGGTCGACGGCGAGCCGACGGCGCCGATCGTCGGAAGGATTCCGCCGCATCGGGTGGAGCTGGCGAAGGCTATGGCGCGCGCGTCGTGCGAGCGGCTCCGGTTCCTGGCGCGCCGGGCCGAGAGGGAGGGATTGGCGATCGTTCCGATGCCGAGCGGCACGGACGATCCGATGGTGCTGCGCCGGCAGGTTGAACGGCTGATGGCGCGGCTGAAACGAGAACGCAGCGAGGGCTGAATGTATGGGGTTTTTCCGCAATCTGACCGTGTTCGAGTACACGGAGGAAGGAGCCGAGGTCCGGCCGGTTGATCTGGAATTCGCGGCGGCATCGCTGCGCGCCAGGGCGCCGGAGAAACATGAGGGCTCGACGATGGGGTTCGTGCCGGCGCTGTGGGCTGGCGCGCTTGAGCTGGTGCACGTCTGCGACCGGTTCGCCATGGCGGCGGTGCGCATCGAGCAGAAACGCGTTCCGCCGTCGCTGTGGCGCGAGGACACGGCGCGCCGGTGCGCCGAGTTCGCGGCACGCGAGGGCCGGGAACCGAGCCGGGACGAGTGCGCGGCGCTGAAGGCTGCGTCGTTCACCGACCTGCTGGCGCGGGCGTTCCCGCGGGCGCGCGTTGTCCGGGTGCTGTTCGCGCCCGGACTGGTCGTCGTCGGCACGGCGAACAAGGGCGACGTCGACGAGGTGACCGGCCTGCTCCGGCAGGCGCTGGGGTCGCTGAAGATCCGGCCCGTGCGCGAGGCGTCGACCACCCGCATGGTGCTGACGCATTGGGTGAAGGCCGGCGCGCCGCATGACCGCCGGACTGGCATCGGGTTCCACCTCGGCGAGGCCGCGCTGCTGAAAGGCCGCGCGGTGAAGGGCGAAGGCCCGGCCGAGGTCGTGACGCTGCGGAACGCGCACCTGAACGGCGCCGAGGTCGCCCAGCACATTAAGAACCGGAAGGACGTGCACCGCGTCGCGTTTACCTGGCGCATGTCGGAGGAAGTCGCGGTCTACGGTTCCGTGGATCACGAGTTCGTGCTGCGGTCGCTGAAGGCGGTCGGCGCGGTCGCCGACACCGGTGACGCCGAGGACGCGGCGGCGATCTACGCGGCGGAGTTCTTCGCCGAGGCGGCGGTAATGGAGCGGCTGATCCGTGAGCTGCGGTCGCACCTCGTGCCTGGCCAGCAGAAGGCGGAGGGCCAGCCGTCATGACCGAGCGCCCGATCCTGTTCAGCGCGCCGATGGTGCGCGCCGTCGCTCGCCAGGTCGATCCGAAGACGCAGACGCGGCGGGTGGTGAAGCCATCCGTGAAGGGCTGCACGGTCGGCGTTTATACCAGCGACGACGACGGATTCATCCAGCCCGTCAACGTGCAGGAGGACGGCGACCCGTGGGAGGATATCCCGTGCCCCTACGGCCAGCCCGGCGACCGGCTGTGGGTGCGGGAGACATGGGCTGTTGGTCACGGCTACGACGGCATGCCGCCGCGCGCTATCCCGGAGCTGCCGTTCGTGAATCGTCACTACGCCGCCACCGAGGATCGTGGCGGTCTGCTCTGGCGCCCCAGCATCCACATGCCGCGCTGGCTCTCACGGATCACGCTGGAAGTGACCGGCGTGCGCGTCGAGCGGCTGAACGAGATCAGCGAGGCTGATTGCATCGCCGAAGGGATAGATGGGTTCGAGTTTTGTGGCGAGCGGTTCTGGCGCGACTACCTACTCACGGACGAGGAAGCGCAGTGCAGTCCGGCACTCACTGATCCGCGCGCCTCATATCGCACCCTGTGGGAATCCATCAACGGCGCCGGCTCCTGGGCCGCCAATCCGTGGGTGTGGGTCGTCGAGTTCCGGAGGCTGCCGCCATGACCCCGCGCGGCGTCGGCACCCGCTGCCCGCCGGCGGTCGCGGAGCTGCTGCGCCTGTACGGCTGGGGCGGCGACTCCGGGTGGTGGTATCACCCGGAGGAAACCGACCGCGGCCTGCGGTGGTGGGATGCGCTGCACCTGGCGATGAACCGGGAGCGGGCGAAGGCGCCGGCACGGGAGCGGGGGCCTGAGGGGCAGGGCCGGTGCCGGCGGACGGCGGACATGTTCCATTGAGCCGTTCGTCGGCGCGTTACACGTTTTAGTTGTAACGTGTCCCGATGGGGACTAATTTACGTTCATCGGCAGCGCGGCGCTGCCACTGACCCAAAGGATCCCGCCATGACCCGCTACGTACTCACTGCCAAAGCCGGCGACTGCACCGTCTACGCCGAGCAGCGCAAGACCGTCGGTCGAGCGCAGGTAACCGACCGACGCGAGGACGCCATCGTCTTCGACGAGCGCGATGTCGCCCGCTTCCCAACGCTGATCCGGTTCTGGAACGCCATCACCGGCCTGCAGTTCGAGACCGTTGTCGCCTGAATCTCCCCGACCGAGGACTACACCGTGAAATTCTCCCGAGGAAAAACCACGCTCGAAGACGACGCCGACTTCTACGGCGCCACGATCCACCGTGCCGACAACGGGCACGACAACGCAATCGTCTGCTATGGCGACGTTGCAGGCGATCCGCGTGACGCCGAGCGCGTCCGCGATGCAGTTCTGCGCCGGCTTGACCTGCACGACGAGTTGGTCGAGGCGCTGCGCGTTGCGTTCAACCACGTTGACCGCGACACCCACGGGAACGACCACGCTCTGGTCGCCGCCGTCCTCGCCAAGGTGGAGGTCCGCTGACATGACCGCGCTGATCAAAAAACGCACCGCCGAACTGGAAGGCGTGCAGTTGGATTGGGCGGTAGCGATGGCTGGAGAGGAGTGGAAAACGGCGCACCGCTTCTACCCGACGATGACGCTCGACCCGACGTTCGCCGGGGTTCGCATTGGCGAGTTCGGATACATGGACGGAAGGCTGGTGTGCATCCTGATCCCGAGAAACCCGATGCGGCAAGTCCCTTCAGAGTTCAGCCCATCGTCGCGGTGGGAGTACGGCGGCCCGATCATAGAGCGCGAAGGCCTTGTAGTTGCCAAGTTCTGGGAGCCGATCGACGGCCCGATAACGCCCGGCCTTGAGTGGGCGTCTATGACGCTCGACGATAAGCACCGCATGGACGGCCCCACCCCGCTGATCGCCGCCATGCGCGCCTTCGTGGCCAGCAAACTCGGTGACGAAGTTGAGGTGCCGGCGTCATGACGCACCTCGTCATCATCGGCAACGTCGTGCAGGCCCTGTTCGGCCCGCCGATCACGCTGGCGCCGGAGCCAGCGCAGCCGCCCGTCGTGCCGGCACCACCGTGGCGGCTCCGGTTCCCGCTCGACGCCTACCAGTTCGCCAGCCTGGCCGACGCCGAAGCCCGCGCGGCCGAGCTGCCGGGCGCGGTCGTCGTGCCGGCGGCTGGGGAGCGTGTGGCGTGAGGTTCGGTTCCGTTTGTTCAGGCATTGAGGCCGCGTCGGTCGCGTGGCATCCGCTCGGGTGGCGCGCGGCATGGCTGGCCGAGATTGAGGCTTTCCCAAGCGCCATCCTCGCCCACCACTATCCCGACGTTCCCAACCTCGGTGACATGACGGCCATCGCCGCGCGCATCACCGCCGGCGAGGTCGAGCCGCCCGACGTCTTGGTCGGCGGCACGCCGTGCCAAGCCTTTTCTGTTGCCGGGCTCCGCGGTGGCCTCACCGACGAGCGCGGTGCCCTGACACTTGCCTTTGTGAGACTTGCCGATGCCATCGACGCAGCTCGATCTGTTCGCCGCCAGCAGCCCGCCGTCATCGTCTGGGAGAACGTCCCCGGCGTCCTCTCCACGAAGGACAACGCCTTCGGCTGCTTCCTTGCGGGCCTTGCCGGAGAAGACGTGCCTCTCGTCGCTGCAGGGGGAAAGTGGCCGGACGCTGGTCTTGTTGTTGGCCCCGCGCGGGCAGTCGCTTGGCGGGTCCTCGACGCCCAATTTTTCGGCGTGGCCCAACGGCGCCGCCGTGTGTTCGTTGTGGCAAGTGCTCGAGACAGGTTCGATCCCGGAGCGGTTCTTTTTGAGTTTGACGGCGTGCGCCGGGATACTCCGCCGGTCCGCGAGACGCGGGAAGACCCTACCGGCACCCTTGCGGGAGGCGCTCGAAAGCGTGGCGGGTACAGCACCGACGACGTCCCCTTGACGCCGGAGTGGCCCGCCCAAATTGCCAGCACCTTGAATGCGTCCTTCGGCTCGAAACAAGGGCTAGAGGACCAACACATTAGGGGGGGGCGCCCCTCTTTGTGCCCTCCTATGACGATGGCGCACGGCCAGGGCGGGGCGGAAATTGCGGAGAACCGAGCGCCGACGCTGACCTGCAATCACGAGGCGCCTATCCTGTTTCTCGGGGGTCGCTTCGATGAGGTAGCACATACCCTTCGCGGCGAAGGCTTCGACGCCAGCGAGGACGGCACGGGGCGCGGCACGCCGCTAATCCCCGTCCCTTTTCGCAAGGTCCGACGCGCGGCGAACGCCGAAGACGCCGAGACGTGGGAACAGGCCGAGGCCGCCAATACCTTAAACTGCTTCGACGTCGGAGACGTTCGGGCGACGACGATCGCCGCCCAGCCGGCGGCGTTCAATGTGTACCCGGCGCGCGGGCAAGGTGGCGACCTGGAGGCCTCTCCGGCGTCGGTCAGCCCGTCGCTACACGCCAGCCGAAACGAGCGCGGGACGCGGGTCGCCCACGCGATGAGAGTCCGCCGGCTCACGCCGCGCGAGTGCGAGCGCCTGCAGGGCTTTCCTGACGACTACACGCGCATCCCTGTCCGGTTCTACAAGGCTAAGCCGCGCGGGAAGCACTTCGACACCTACCCGGACCTGTACGACCGCCTTCCGGATGGCCGGTGGGCGCGCTACCTGGCCGACGGCCCGCGTTACAAGGCGCTGGGGAACAGCATGGCCGTTCCGGTGATGCGCTGGATCGGCTCGAGGATCGCCGGCGCGCTGGCCACCCCCGCCAACGACAACCGCCAGCAGGCGGGGGAGCGTCGCGCGTGAACGACCATGCCCTCGGGCAGTTCTTCACGCCCGCCTGGGCGGCCGAGCTGCTCGTCCGCCGTCACTTCCCCGACCTCGGCCCGCGCGACACCGTCCTAGAGCCGTCCTGCGGTGACGGCCGGTTCCTGATGGCTATCCCACCGGATGTGGACGCCTTCGGGGTGGAGATCGACCCGCGCCAGGCGGAGCGCGCGGTAGCCAACAGCGGCCGGCAGGTCGTCGTCGGCGACTTCCGCACCGTCGAGCTTCCTCGGCGCCCGACCGTGGTGATCGGCAATCCGCCGTTCGACACTGAGGTGTTCCGTGGAATGCTCGAGCGCTGCTACGACCTGCTCGAGTACGGCGGCCGTGCCGGCTTCCTGCTGCCCGTCTACATGTTCCAGACGTCATCGGTAGTGATGGACTACCAGCGCCGCTGGTCGCTGCGCCAGGAGCTGTTGCCGCGCGACCTGTTCGAGAAGCTGTCGTGCCCTATCATGTGGGCGACCTTCGAGAAGGAGCGGCGGACGGTCATGTCCGGGCTCTTCCTGTACGCCGAGCGTGCAGCGCTTGCCGATATGCACCGCGACGTGCGCAGGCTCATGGTCGGCAACGAGGCCACGGCGACGTGCTGGCGCGACGTCGTGCGCCTGGCGCTCGAGGCCTGCGGCGGCCGCGCTACCCTGCAGCAGCTCTACACCTGCATTGAGGGCAACCGGCCGTCGGCGAATCCATGGTGGCGGGAGAAGGTCCGGCAGATCGCCGGCCGTCACTTCGTTCGCCTGCAGGTAGGCGAGTACGCGCTGCCGGAGGCCGCCTGATGCCGATCAAACCTGAGAACCGCCACCGCTACCCGGCGAACTGGCAGGAGGTCCGTACTGCAATCCTGCGGCGTTCCGGCCACCGGTGCGAGAACCCGGAGTGCCGTGTCGGCAACGGCTGGATCGGATACCGGCGCGACGACGGGTACTTCGTCCGGCTCGCACGCGAAGGCAAGCCAGACGACTACGCCGGCCACGCCACCGGTGAGCGGGTGTTCCGCATCGTCCTGACGATCGCTCACCTGAACCACCGGCCGGAGGACTGCCGGCACGAGAACCTCCGCGCGCTCTGCCAGCGCTGCCACCTCCGGCACGACCACGAGCACCACCAGCGGAACGCGGCAGCCACCCGTCGGTCAGGTAAGGCCGCCGGTGACCTTTTCGACGCCCCGCAGCCCGTGAAATCATCGACCCCTGACTGAGGCCAGCCGGAGCGTGTATGAAATGCCCGCGTTGCGGTCACCATGAATCCACGATCAGCGGAACCAATCGCAGGATGTGCCGATCGTGCCGGAAGTCGTTTCCTGCCGATGGCCGGTACGTCAGGCCGCCTACCGCTCCGCTGCCGAAGGAGCGCTGCCCGAAGTGCGGAGTCTCCGACCATCCGATCAGTGGCGGCAGCGGAAACAGTAGGCTCAAGAGCTGTTGCAGGCACTGCGGCCACAAGTGGACGCGCGGGGCACACGCTGTCGACGCGCCTCAGCCTGCGCGCGATGACGTCGATGTGTTCGTCTGGACCTGCGCGGTCAACGACACGCCGGTGTTCGGTCCGTTCCTCCGGGCGATGGAGGGGTATGTCGCGCACCGCCGCGGGTCGCTCGGGGTCATCCCGATCCGCTACAAAAACCCGACATCACAGCGCGAGGACGAGCAGCCGATCACCTACGCGAAGCAGGTGGTTCGCTACCTCGTGGAGACCCGGCAGCAGCTGTGCCGCGGGCTACAGGTCCTCGCCGACATCCGCCCGCAGCCGACCGCCGTCAACCCGCTGGCCAGCATGGAAGGCCTCACCGGCACGGACTCGTGCATCGTCGGCCACCCGCGGATCGCGCTAGAGCCGGTCGCCACGCGCGGGCACGAGTTGCCGAAGCTGATGTGGACCACCGGGGCGGTGACGCGGCCGAACTACTCGCGCACGCTGGCCGGAGGCCGCGGCGAGTTCAACCACGTCTACGGCGCGCTCGTCGTCGAAATTGACCGCAGGCGCGGCATCTTCCACGTCCGCAGCCTGCTCGCAACGTCGTCGGGTTCATTCATCGACCTCGACACCGAGTACCTGCCGGATGGCACCAACAGGCCAGCCCAGCCGGCGCTGGCGCTCGTCCTCGGCGACGGGCACGCGGAAAAGGCAGACCCCAACGCCGTGCGCGCGGCGCGCGAGCAGCAGGCCGTAGTGAAGCCTCGCCGACTGGTCTGGCACGACGCCCACAACCACGGCAGCGCCAGCCACCACAACACGGTGTGGGAGCGCTTCAAGCGCCGGGTGACCGGCACGGACAGGGTGCTCGACGAGCTGCACGCCACGGCCGCGCTGATCGACTCGTTCCACGTCCGTGGACAGGAGACGGTCGTCGTGTCGTCGAACCACCATGACCACCTCGGGCGGTGGCTGGCCGACAGCCGGAACGGCGACGACATGCAGAACGCCGGGATCTACCACCGGGCCAAAGCCGCGGTGATGGCCGAGATCGAACGGCGGCGCGAGATCCCCGACATCTTCGGCCTGGTGCTGGCGCCGATGCTGAAGCACCACGCGCGGTTCCTCACCGAGCGCGACTCCTACGCCGTCGCCGGTATCGAGCTGGCCTACCACGGCGACAAAGGCCCCAATGGATCCAAGGGCTCGGCCAAGTCGCTGAACAAGATCGGGGTGAAGTCGATCATCGGCCACAGCCACAGCCCCCGGATCGTCGGCGGCTGCTACCAGACCGGCACGCTGTCGCTGCTCGATATGGGCTACAACACGGGGCCGTCGTCCTGGCTTCACTCCAACGTGGTGATCTACGCAAACGGCAAGCGGACGCACCTGCACTCGGTGGGTGCTCATGGCGAATGGAGGTTAGACGATGGGCAGCGTTCAGCAGCTGGACCCGCTGCAGCGGGATCTCGTCGCGCGACTGGAAGAACTGACCGCCGAGGCGAAGGCCGGAAGGCTGGCCGGGCTGTACGGGGTGGCAGTGCACCGGGTCGAGGACGACCACGTGCACCTGCCGGTGATCGTCGGGCTGTTCGGAAACGGCCCTGAGATGCTGCTGCGCCTGGAGAACCTGCGCGACGTGGTGAAGATGAACTGGATGGACGACCAGGACTGCCCGTGGGCTGAGATTCTCGGGACGGTCGGGGTGACGGATGATGCGGACGGGGGTGGCTGAGCGTGACGGTGAATCTACGCTGGTCCCGCCCCTATTCCCGGTGCGCTCAGGGAGTGGCCGCCGTGCGCCGCAGGAACCGTCGCCGCGATAGCGAGCGACTGTACTGGATGGCTCGCAACCGGCAGCGCCTCGTCGAGGTCGCCTGCGGCAAGGCAGGGCACTTTCCGATCGGCTGGGGCCCGTGGCCGGACACCTGCGAACTGTGCGGCAAGGTGCTCGAGCCGGCTCCGTTCCAGCGTTGGAGAAACCGCCAGCAGTACCGCCAGCAGCGCCGTCCGCGCTTCCGGTTCGTGCCCCGTAACCCACTGGAATCATTGGCGCGCCCGGAGAGACTCGAACTCCCACCCTTCTGATCCGTAGTCAGAGGGTGACGCGTCCCGGCGGTTCACGGGGTAACCCGCGATTCCCGCAGGATTCACCGTGATTCCAGTGGCTTGCAGGCGAAGCACCCGCTAACCCTAGGCGTCGCGCCGCGTCCGTAACGCGAACGATACCGATAGCAAAACCGACAGCAGGGATCACCATGCGTTCGCTCACCGACACCGCCATCCGCGCCGCGCTCCGGCGCGCGCAGTCCACCCGCCGGCCGGTCACGCTGACCGATCCGGGCCCACGCGGCGGTGGCCGCTTGTCGCTGCAGGTGCGCCCCGGCGCGCAGCGGCCCACGGCGGAGTGGTACGCGGTCTACTACCGGCAGGGCCGGCGCCAGCTGGCGAAGGTCGGCACGTATCCGGCCCTCGGCCTGCAGGCCGCCCGCGATGCTTTCAGGCGCGAGTTCGAGCCGGCGGTGCTCACCGGTCGCGATCCGCGTGCGGCGCGCCAGGAGGCCGCGCAGCGGCGCCGGCAGGCTGGCACGGTGGGCGACCTCTTCCGGGCCTACGTCGACCACCTGCAGGCGCTCGGCCGCCGGTCCTGGCGCGAGTATGAGAACGCGCTGCTCCGGCTCTCCTACAACGCCGCCGACGGGCTCGGCCGCGATCGCCTGGCCGCCGACGTCCTGCCGTCCGACGTCGCCGCCCACCTCGGCGCGATCTATCGGCGCGGCGCGCGCTCGCACGCCGACCACGTCCGGTCCTACATGCACGCGGCCTTCGAGTGGGGCCTGCGCGCGGATCACGACTACCGGCAGCACGGCGCCTCTGGCGTCCGCTGGGGCCTGACGTCGAACCCGGTGAGCGGGGTTCCGCGCGACACCGGTGCGTCCGCCGCCGGTGAGCGCCACCTGTCGCCCGACGAGCTGCGCGCGTTCTGGCGGTGGCTCGAGGCGCGGCCTGGCAACGCGTCGGCCGTGTGCCGGCTGCAGATCGCCACCGGGCAGCGCGTGCAGATGCTTGCCGGGCTGCGCGCGTCGCAGTACGACGCCGCCGAGCGGCTGCTCGAGTGGGCAGGCGTCAGCACGAAGAACCGCACGCCACACGTCCTGCCGCTGCCGCGCGCGGCCTGGGCGCTGCTCGATGGCCTGCGGCCGAACCGGGATGGCCTGTTCTTTCCGCAGCCGAACTCGCCGTCGCGCGCGGTGACGCACTTCACGGTGGCCGATCTGTGCCGGGAATACTGCCGGCAGTCCGGCGTGCCGTCATTCACGCCGCGCGACCTGCGCCGGACATGGAAGACGCTGGCCGGCGCCGCAGGGCTGTCGAAGGAGGTCAGGGACCGCCTGCAGCACCACGCGGCGTCGGACGTGTCGAGCCGGCACTACGACAGGTGGTCCTACCTGCCGGAGAAACGCGCGGCGATGGCGCGCTGGTCGGCATGGCTGGATCGGCTGCTCTTGCCGGTTGAACCCGCGGTGCTACCGTTCGTCGGAAACCCGCCGCGCGCTATTGCGCAATAATCCCGCAACGGCGCACGATTCGCTTCGCCGGCCACGACATGGCCCCAGCCGGAGGTGGGCAGAAAACACCGGCATCCCGACAAGGTCGGTGGACGCGGATGGAGGCCGGCAGCCGTGGCGAGTGACCATCCGCCCAGCCATGACATCATACACGCCCTCTGGCGTGGACTGAGGTCGGGACGGTTGTAGACCGCCGTGAGGCGGGCTGCAACCGAAAGCACCAGCGTGGAGTGCGATGGCGTTTTCGGTTGCGGTGAATGCTGCGGGGGTTCCCGCGGTTGCTGGGGTGCGAGTTCGCTCCCGTCGCCGGAGATCAGCACCGGCCACCGCAACATCCCCAATCACTGAGGAACTACGTATGGAGCTCGCGATCGTCGCCGCGCTCGTCGTCGGCATCGTCTACGGCCTCTCGCAGGCCATCAAGGGCGCCGAAGTTACCCGCCTCCGCAACGCGCTGAACCTGGCCACGCAGCAGGCCAGCGAGCAGCGGTCCATCGTCGACGTGCAGCGCGTGTCGCTCACGCTGTCCGAGGACGCGCTCCGCCGCCGCGACGATGAACTGCGCCTGCACGACCAGAAGCTGCGGCTGTTGGAGCGGCAGAAGGCCTTCGCCGAGGCTGGCGAGCTTGCCGCCGACACCGAAGTGCAGCGGCTGCAGAAACAGGTCGAGGACCTGACGAACGCGTACCGCGAGTCCGCCGCCGAGGCCCAGCGCCTGCAGTTGGAGAACGACCGGCTGTCTCGCGTCCATGGATCTGGGACGTCTTCCGGGATGGATGATTGCCCGCAGTTCCGCGTCGATCCGACGTCGCCGGCTTCACGCGTCGTGACCGCCGCGCAGGTCGTCGGTGATGACGACGAGGCGTACATCGTGCCGGACGAGCAGCGCGGCCAGGAGCCGAAGCCGTGAACACCACGACGAAGAAGCGCGTCGCCGAACTGGAAGGCGCGCAGTTGGATTGGGCAGTGGCGGTTGCATCAGGCGAGCCGCTCAGCGTTGACGCTTGGCAGTCATCGGACAAGCCGGGGACGCTCCCGTTTGTGATGGTCGGCACCGGGGAAGGCGACAAGCGCGTGTATTACCCGTCTTCGTCGTGGTGCCACGGCGGCCCGATCATCGAGTGCGAGCGGATCGACCTTGAGTGGTGGGATGAAGAAAACGCGATTCAGTGGTGGGCGCAAATATCCGAGCCCGCAGAACGCGCTGTCGAAATCAACGGCCAAACCCCGCTGATCGCCGCCATGCGCGCCTTCGTTGCGTCGAAGCTCGGCGACGAGGTGGAGGTGCCGGCATGACCACCGCCCGCCTGAACCTCGGCTTGCCATGGATCGAGCACTCCACCGACGCCATGCCGGTGCCGCCTGGCACACGTGTCGACGTCCGCCTCGGCGACGGCCGCGAGTATTTCGGCATGCGCGCCGGCAACATGATCGACCTGTACGCGGCCTCGCACCACTGGACGCGGAAGACGATCACCTGCGACCTGTTCATCACCCACTACCGGATCTTGGAGGTCCGCTGACATGGCAGCCAAGAAGAAGCCCGCCGGCAAGGCGGCAAAGGTAAGCGACTGGACGCGGAACCGCACCGGCAAGCAGCCGGTGGCCGACGACGTGTGGGTCGAGGCGCGGTTGCGCAACGGCGGGATTCTTTCCGGCTCGGCCGGCACCTTTCAATGGAACCGCGTCGGCCTCGGCTCCGTCGGGGACGACGGCGACATCATGGTCTGGCGCAGGGCCCGCAAGCCGCGCCAGCCGAAGGCTGATCCGATCCCGCACGAGGTCATGGCGGTCGCCGCCGGGCTCGGCGTGAAGCCCGAGAAGGTTGCCGAGGATCTGGCTGCCGCCGTGACGCGCAGCATCACCGGCCTGTCTCCGCAGCACGTCGTCCTGCCGCCGGTGCCGGCTCCGGCTCCCGCGCCGTCAGAGCCAGAGCCCGAGCTGCCGCACGAGGACGACGACCTTTTCACGCGCGGCCAGATCATCTCGGCATTCGTGGTCTGCTCGCTGATCGTCGTCGGCCTGCTCATGTACCTGCGCCACACGCTGCCGGCAGTGGTGGCGCCGTGACGCGCACGCGGAAACTCGCCGCTGCGTTCGACCGCAGGCACCCGCCGGTGAAGCCGGTGCCTGTGCCGGACGTGCCAAGCCTGATCCCGCGTCCCGCCAGCTCCGTGCTGGCCCGCGAGGTAATCGACCACATCAATTCCAACCGCCGACACTGGCAGGTGAATCCATGAACAGAATGAACAGCACGCAGCTCGTCGTCGAGCCGACCGGCGACATCTACGCCCGCGCGGTCCTGCACGACGTGAAGTGCGGACTGCGGAAGGCCTACGACACCGACGGAATCCACCTGCGCGCGCTGGCGGCGATGGTGGAGAGGTTGCAGGCCGAGCGCGACGCCCTTCTCGCCGCTAAAGCAAATGGGGTGGCCCCGTGAGCGAGCACGCCCTGCAGGCCCAGCGCCTGCGCGAGATCGACGACCTGCTGGCCGAGTGCCAGAGACACGGCATGCCGGGGATCATGGTGTCCTACGCACAGCTGCGCGCGCTGCGATCGGAGGTTGAGCGGCTGACGGCTGAGCGAAACAGGTACAAGGCGTGGCATGACGACGTAGCGTCTCGCCGTCTGCATGTGCTGCAAGAAAACGGTCGCGTTTACGACGCTATCGTCCGCCCGCAACCTTTGAAGGAGAACGAGTGATGGCTATCCAAGATGACGAAGACATGATCGGAACCGGAGTTGATCCTGTCGAGCCTGATGAAATCGACGCCCTCCGCGCCCGCGTCGCTGAACTGGAGCGCGAGCGCGATCAGTTGGCGTTGTCGTTGTCCGCCACAAAAGCAGAACGCGATCATGCCGTCCGATCCGCCGAGTTGCTGGAGGACGAACTGCATAACTCAGAGTCGGCGCGGCGCGACTTTGAACACGCATGGCTTGAAGGCCGCGCCATCATGGCCGTCTGCGGCTACTTCTCGCGGATGCGCGGGCCGGATTTGCAGGTTGCATACAAGCAGTTTGGCGGCGGTTATACACGGCGTTTTCTTAAATCAGAAGATGCGGTTAGGGTGCATAGGGATGAGGGGTACGAAATGACCCCCCTCTACGCCGGCTCCGCGCCAGTGCCGGCAGCGCAGGCAGTAGACGTTGACGCAATCTGCAACGCCTACGAATCGGGAGTAGGGCATCGCGGAAGGCCGACGGCTAACGTAAACCCGTACCGCGAATGTACGCCGGAGCACGAGGCGTATGCGATTGGCGCAAAAGGTGAGGCAGCGCAGGCAGAGGCGAAGGCGGCGGATTCGCTGGACCTACCACCATTTCTTCGCCAATACCCGCACGACGCACCGAAAGGCAAACATCTGTGCGAGTGCGGAAAGTCATATGTCAGTAACGACAAGAACTTTGTGACTGTACCGGTACACCCGACGACAGACATGCTACTGGCCGGATTCAGGGCAGTCTTTGCTGGGCCAGATAACGGATTCGTCGGGCGGGTTTGGTCCGCCATGCTCGCCGCCAAGGCGAAGGGAGGTTCGTGATGTGTACCGTCGCCAGCGTCAACGGTGTAGATGTCGCAACGGTAGGAGCGCTTTCCGATGCTCTAGGAATGGCACCAGCATCAATCGGCGACATCGGACCTGAGTTCTGCCTGTGCGGTGTTGACCTTCGCGCGCTTGGGTTCAGGCAGGCTACAGCCGACGAAGGCTATCCGTTTCCCGAGTGGATTTATGACGCCGCCAAGGCGAAGGGGGAGTGATGGCCGCGCGCCCCACCCTCAAATCACACCCGCTCGAGGACCGCCTGCGCTCCGCCATGATCGCCGAGCGCCGGCGCCGCGGCGTCACGCAGGACCAGCTCGCCGCGAAGATGGGCTATCCCTGGCAGGGCGCCGTCGGCAAGGTCGAGTGCAAGGCCTGCCCGCTGAATCTCCGGTTCATGCTGCACTACGCCGACGCGCTCGGCGTCGCTGTCGAGGACCTGATAGCGGCTGCCCGCAGCATGCCGTAAACCGAACACTTCCAGGCTGGGCAGTATGGAACCCGACAACCGAAGAACGGTCGCCAACATGAAGTTGGGCGTCACAAGAAAGTTTGCGCGATGAGTCGTAGCGAGCAAGCCGCAACGGCTTTAGTATTAGCAAGTTTTTGAGCGGCAGAAGTGACGGCGGCACCGCCACTTCTGCCTAACCACCATCCACCTGTCACAGAGGTGAATCATGGCTATGGCAATTCTCGCACGTCATCATTGGCCAAAGAAACTGCAGCGGGGGGTTCAGCATGTCTTCTAATCGACGTAAAACCACCGCAAAAGACAGGCTTTCTCTGATTCAGAAGAGTTCGAACGGTTCGTCAAAAGTGACTGCCGGCCGCGTTAAAACAGAGAAGGTCGAAAACGTAATGATCGAGCAGGATGACGCTACAAACTGCTACCCGCGGTGGGCTGCGCCAACTTGCATTATTGCTGATGGTCCGTACGGCCTCGGAAAATTCCCAGGTGAGCCAAATACTCCGGCCAGTCTCGCGGAGTGGTATGCGCCTCACGTTGCTGCATGGTCGGCGCATGCCGAACTGCACCTACAGGGACGCCGTCCGGCCGAAGGTGCGCCGGCGCGAGAGCGAGGTGGCCGAGATGATCGTCGATGCTCAGAACTTCCAGAGCAGCCGGAAGCCGAACGATGGGTGATCCTGCACCGCCATCGTGGCGCCTACGCGCAGAGCGCCGATGTCGCGCTCGAGCGCGATGCCGTTGGCGCCCTCAGGCGTGCGCTCGTAGCCGAGTGCCCACTTGCGCTCGATGACCACCGTGGTCTTTTCGACCGGGATGTCGACGGCGTCGAGGATCTCGCCGCCCTGGGCGACGACGCTGACGCGGTGCGTGCCGTCGGCGATTCGGGTGGTATCCAGGCGCACGCTGACCGTCTGGCACTCGACGCGCTCCGGCGGGCGCGAGACGCCGTCTACGGTTCGGGCCGGCAGGTTGACCGGCTCGGGCTTCACTTCGACCTCGATGATCCGCGTGGTCTTTCCCTTCGGCGTCGTCGGCGCCGGCAGGCGCGGCTTCGCCTCCGGCAGCCGGATCGCGGTCACGCTGCCGTCGTCGTGATTGATCGGCATGGCAACGCCTTCGGCCACTGTGACCACTTGCCGGCCCCAGAGCAGGTATCCGAAGCCGAGCCCTATGGCGATGCCGGCAGTCAGCGCGGCGATGGCGATCACGACTTCAAGCCGCGGCATCGGCGCCTCGCACGGCGGCGATCTCGGCCTGCTTGCCCTTGCCGTAGGCGTAGCCGGCCATCGTCGCCAGCGGCGCCGTGACGGTCGCCAGCGCGACCGAGACTTCCTGCCCGGCGCATGCGGCGGCAGACAGCGCCATCGTCGACACGCCAAGGCAGATGGCGGCCAGCACGACGACGAATCTGTGCACCGTGGCCTCGTCGGACCCGCTGACCAGCAGTTTCAGGTAGGAGATCATGCCAGCGTCCCCCCGGACTTCGTGTAGGCCTTCTGCAGGTCGGCCAGCTTGTGTTCGTGCTGCCCGTAGCCGGCGCCTGGCAGTGAGGCCCAGATGCGAGCGCACAGCTTCACGGCCTCATCGAAGCGACCAGCGATCACCTCGTCGAGCGCGCCGCACTCCTTGATCTGCTGAATGGCGATCGCATCCTGGCAGCCTGGGCTGAAGTCATTCAGGCCCATCCGCTTCTTGTAGGCGTCGAAATACTTCGACAGCAGCTGGTAGCGGCCGGCGGCCGTGGACTTGATGCCGAGCCGCGGCAGCGGCACCAGCTTGCGCGGGTGATCGTCGTAGCCAGTGAACAGGGTGCCGCCTACCAACACGTTGTATCCGTTGTCGGAGCCTGCGACGCGGCTGGTTCCCTCGCTCCACGCGATCATGTCGAGGAAGGCCTTCACGTTCGGATGCTGCATTGTCTGGTCTCAGCGTGGCGGGATCTTGTCGAGGTGTTGGGCGGCATCAGCCGCGGCAGGGTGCGCGAGCGCGTTCACGACGAGCTGACCGATCCACGCCAGCAGGGTGATGGCTCCACCGATGGCGCTGACCACGATGGTCCCGACGGCTGTGTCGCGTACTTTTTCCCAGCGCTCGCGCCGCCGGCGCTGCGTGGCGAGGAACGCCTGCAGCTCTTCCTTGCACTCAGCGACGAACTGGTGATTAGCCTCGCGGACGTGCAGTGGGATCGTCATGCCTTCCTCCCTGAGCACCTCGCGCACGATCTCCTTTGTGCGCGCTTCCCATGCATCCAGGCTGCCGCCGGCGCGCATGGGGTCCTGATCGGTCATCGGCCAGTCTCCGAGGGAAAAAGAAGGCGCGGTCTACCCGCAAAGGATAGCCGCGCCGGAGGCCGTGTTCCACTGCCGGTTGTCCCCCGGCCGGTCCCGTTCGGTCACGGGATTCTCGGGTTTACCTGTTGATCGTAGGGCCCACAGATGCGGTAGGCTGCCGCCACTGAGCCCAGCCTCCCGCCGGCACCCCGCAACGTCTAGCGCGGGGTGCCGGTCCCATCACGCGAATGCCCTGAGCACCAGCCGCTAGTTCGCTTCGGTGATGTAGCCGCCGGCTCCGGTCGTCTTGTTGAGGATCATGGTCGAGCCGACCATCGACACGCCGACGTTGGTCGAGTTGGCAAACGCCACGCCGCCGCGCGTGCTCGAGCTGGCGTAGGTCATTTCGAGGTCCACATCATCCCCGACCGCGTAGCCGTGCTCGGTCGTCTTGCAGCGCAGGCTGACGCTGAAAATCTTCGGCATGGCGCCCATACTGTGGGCAACGCTGACGGCTCCGGCGACTGCAGGGACGGCCTGCTCGGCGGACTCAAATGACTTCGTGAATACAGGGATCAGGTGCGCCGGCATGGTCAGCGTCTTTCCGGACAGGTCGAGCACAGCGGCCAGCTTGGCGGCGGTAACCGAGCCGTCGGCGATGGTGAAGCCAGCCACGGCCGCGGCGATCAGCGTGTTGATGGCCGCCAGCAGCTGGCCGTTGTCCGGCTTGTCGAGGGTGTCGCCGGCCCCCTCAATGACGCCAGCGACCTCTTCCTGGAGGGCGTTCAGCCAGTCCGCGGTGACGGTCGTCGCCGGGGTCGGTACAGCGGGGTTGCCTTCGGTGAACAGGTTGGACGCGTGGCCAGGGCCATCGATGCGGTGCATGGTGCGGACCTCAGTGGTTTGGGTCCGCAAAGAATCAGGGGACCGCTGGGGTCCCCTGTATTCTCAGATCTGGGAATGGTCAGCGACGCGGGCATTGCACACGCAGCGTTGTCCGCTCGCCGGTAGTGGCGCCTCCGGCGTAGTGGCCAGAGTACGTGTTGGCAGCAGACTTCCCGACGATCGTCGCGTAGTGATAGCCCTCGGACAATCCAGAGGCCGAGAACACAAGCGCGGCCGGCATATTTGCATCGGCTGCGTAACTGTCCATCAGAGTGAATGCGTCCTGCACAGTGCCGTCAATCGACACCGCCGAATAAAACTCCTGATTGGTGGAGTCGATGCGAATGGTGCCGTTTACCGCGATGTCGACGATCTCGTCGGCCCATGAAAGAAATTCGCAGCGAATCTCGCTGTTGATTTCGGTGTACGTCGTGACGTTCGCCGAGCTGCGCTCCGCCGTGAAGTGGTTCTTTACGAGCAGCCCGGGGTCGTTGAAGAAACTGCGCACAATCGACCAGGCTGGCCCGGAGTCGGTGCGCGCCATGCCGACGAGCCTCCGCGTTGCATCGCCGGTTTTCTGCGGCATCCCGGTCGTGCTGTTGATCTCGTAAGCCGTGGCGCTGCGTTCCAGCGTCATCGTCCCCGAGCTAATGTAGGCGTAGATGTAGTAAGTAGTACTTGCGCTTGCTCCCGACACGGTCAGCGACACGCCTGCAGATGGGATTTCCTCAGCCGTCCCATTGATGTTCAGCAAACGCCCGTTGTAGCGGGACAGCTTGACGTTTCCGCCAGTGATCGACAGCCGGCATTGTGCGGCTCCAGCAATGCCGTTGAGAGCCCGAACTGCGGCGAGTAGCTGTCCGTTGTCTCCGCTGTCTAGCGTGATGCCGGCGCCTTCAATGACACCGCACAGCTCTTCCTGCACACGGTTCAACCATTCCGCGGTCACCGTCGTCGCCGGAGTCGGCACGCCAGGGTCGCCGTTCGTGAAGTATCCGGTCGTGCCGGATTCACTTGCCGCCGGCAGCACGCCTACGGCGTCGGTACTGGTAATTCGTTCCATCTTCGTGGCCCCCTCAGGAATATGAAAACAGCACGTGCGTGTGGGCAGGTTTCAGGTCGTTCATCGTGCACTCGAGCCGCTCGTTCCCCCACGTCCTGAGCGGTTCCCCGGCCTGTGACTGCCCGGCACGGAAGTTCGAGATCGTCGTTTCCGGCGCGTTCACCTGCCATGTGTGCGCCCACTCGTCGTTCGTGAGCTGGTCGCCGGCTGTCGAGTATCCGGCGCGGAACGGCCGGAACTCGGTGATGGTGATCGTGTATCCGAGCGCGGCAGCTACGGCGATGAAGTATGCCGGAGACTGGCCGCCGGTGGACGTCAGCTTCGTGATCAGGTCGGCCCTGCGCCCCTGCAGGGTTTCGGACTGCTGGCCGCCGCAGTCGTCCGGCAGGCCCGCAACGCGCTCCCAGTCCGGCAGCAGTTCGCTGGTCGTCGACGGGATTGCCTCCATGATGAGCTGCTCGCCGCGGGCGTCGATGCGCGCCCACTCCTGAGCCATGCCTTCGAGCAGCTGCTCGAAGGTCGTGCCGGGGTCGCGCGTCCACGCCCGGCCCGGCGGCAGCAGGGCCTTAAGCTGGTCGCGGTAGTGGGCGGCCGTGCGCGCGGTCATGGGAAGCTCTGGAACGTGATCGTGCCGAGGGTGCTGATGTTGCCAGCCGTATCGACGACGTCAGCCGTCGGCGTGACCATCAGGTTGTTATCCTCGCCCGTGGCGATCGACACCGCCTCACGGATGCGGCTGATGTAGATCGTGCCGCCAGGCTCGGCATCGCGGCGGAACAGGTCCTCGAGCTCAGCCGTCACCGCGGCCTGCACGGCGGCCGTGTTCGGGCTGATCTTGATGGTCATGTTCCGCGGCACCTCGGTCGGTGCCGACACGTAGACGTCGGCAGTGACCGGCCTGCGGTCGTCGATGTAGTCCTGCACGGTAGCGATCTGGCCGGCGTCTGGGATCAGGCCGCCGGGGTCGTCGTCGACCACGAACTGCACGACGACCGTGCCGATGCCCATGCCGTTCGGCGTCACCCACACGCGCGTTACGTCCGACGATGCGGCCTTCGCCCACGCGATGTAGTCGCGCTCGGCGCCGCCCTGCGGCGGCTGCGCGATGCGCTCAAGCAGCCGCGTGCGAAGCCGTGCGTCGGTCTCGGCGTCGCTGCCGCCTGTGATGCCGCCAGCCGCTACCGTGCCGGACGACGTGATGCCGCTGATCGGCGACACGAGGAACACGGTCGTGGCCGCGTCGAGGTTCCCGTCCTCGCCGGCAGCGACGGCCTCGACGGCCACCGTAGCCGTGCCGCCGCTGATCGTGGCTGAGCCCTGCGTGGCGTACTGCACGCCGTCCTGCCGCTGCAGCAGCGTGCCGTCAGGGATCGTCGTTCCGTTCGTCCCGGTCAGCGTGACGTCTCCGCCGGCATAGGTGGCGTCCGTCCGCGTCAGGCCCCAGATGATCGCCCAGCGCTCGAGCCACTCGTCCTCCGCCGTGTCCGGGATGGACTGGCGAGCGATCCAGTCGAGATAGCCGTACAGCATGTGCGCCTCGCCGGCTTCGGCGCGCGCGATGACGCCGAGCAGCGAGCGGCGCAGCACGGCACCGTCGACGCCGAGCACGCGGCTCGACACATCGGACGTGACGCGGTCGATCAGTTCAACAAGGGTCGGTCGGACGAACGGCATCAGGCGGCCCTCTTGGCGGCCTGGGCCGCCCACTCGTAGTGGTAGCGGTACCGGGCGACTTTCCCGCCCGGCCTGTAGATGTCAATTTCCAGCAGGATCACGCCGCGCCGCGGGTAGCTCGCGCGCACGTCGATCCGCGTCGACACCTTGTCATCGATCATCCACTGCAGCGCCTCGCGCGCGTACTTGCGCGCCCGCGACAGCGTCTCGGCGGTTTCCTTTTCGCGGGACAGCAGCCACAGGTGCGAGCCCGTCTGGTCGCCGGAAACGGTGGTGCGCACGTCGCCCCAGTATCCACGCAGGTCGTCTGCCGGCAGGTCGGCCGGCAGCTGGTCCTGGGCGACGCGGCGGTCGGTGAACAGGCTGATCACGACTGCAGTGTCCATGCCGTCGTCGCGCAGCAGGTCGTAGCCGTCGAGGGCCACGTCCCAACCGCCGTATTCGTCCTGTACCAGCGCAATGTCTGCCATCAGACCGGTGCCCCTGTGTTCGACCCGCCAACGGCAACGCCGCCATGCACGTGCGTCTTCAGCGACTTGCCGCCGCCGACCACGTCTACCGTGCCGGTGATCGTCCCCGTGACGCTCAGGTCCCCGGCAATTGTAACCGTCGGAGCGGTCACGCTGACACTGGCGGCCGTCACTTCGGCGGAACCCGTGGCCGTAACCGAAACATTGCCGCCTACCGTCGCCGTCAGGTCGAGGCTGGTCTCGACGACGATCCCGTCACGGGTCAGGTGGACCTTTTGCCCCTGGTCGTCGTAGATGGCGACCTCCCCGCCCTCGAGGCCGGTCAGTCGGTACCGCCGGTCCTCAGTGGCGACGATGATCCCCTGCTCACGGTTCCCGGCGACGAACACCACGGCGCCGTCGGCACCTGGCAGCGGGACCGACGTGAACCCGTACTGCTGCATCCGCTCGACGGCGTCGCGGACTTCGCCGCGCAAGGCCTCGATCTGGGCCGTCTGCCGGCTTCCGCTGTCGTCGATCGCCCGCAGCACGGCCCGGCCTACGGTCATCATGACCCGGCGCTGCAGCGGCGCGATCATGGCGCGGACGAGCCTGCGCACGTCACTCATCGTCGAGCGCCTCCGCCCAGATGTTTTGCTTGTCCGGCTTCGGCACGTATGGCTCGGGCTCGTAGGCCTTCGGGCTGATGACGGACAGCGTCGCCACCGTGCCGCCCGTCGGGTCCTTCGAGTACCGGACCTCACGGATCAGCATGTCGCCATCCATCCGCAGCCACGGCGACCGCACCGGCACGATCAGGTTCGGGCGCCAGATGGCTCCGCTCGGCTGCCGCCAGCCCTGCACGACGATGTCCGCCGTCGCCGACTTCCCGACTCGGGTGTTCGCCTCCCACACCGCGCGCGCTCTGGCGCTGGCCAAGGTGCCGTCGGCCTCGCCAACGATCAGCAGCGGCCGGTAGCGCTTCACCGTGCCGCCCGTCGCCTCTCCCTCGACGTGCGCCTCGGTCTCGCCGTCGCTGTCTGCAGACCATCCGGCCTGCGACCGCACGATGTACCGGCTGAACCGCTGGGAGTGATCCAGCGCGCCGGAGGCCGACAGGATGTTCAAGCCCTGTTCGAGCGAGGCTCCGCGCGCGCTCCCGGTGCGCGTGATCAGCATGCCGCCGGCGCCGTCCGCCATGGCGAGCAGCTTCCGCTGCCGGCAGTACCGCTCGATCAGCTCCCACGCCGACTCGCCCTGCTGCACGGCCACACAACGGATCCTGTCGCCAACATCGACGTCTGCGCGCACCGAGACGCCGAACGGCCGGCAGACCAGCCGCGCCAGCTCGAGCACGTTCACTTTCCGGTACTCGGACGCCAGCACCGAGCAGTCGACGAGGTCGCCGGTGCGGTCGCGGCCCTGGACGTTGATGGTGTGATCGCTGGCGCCGAACGACGGCCGGAACACCTCGACGAACCCGGACACCAGCACGTCGTCGCCGGCGCGCACCTCGCAGGCGTCTCCGGGCAGGATCGGCCACGGCTCGTCCCGCACGTCGGACTTTTCCGTCAGCGACAGCGAGAACGCGCCAGAGCACGAGTCCATCGCCGCCGACACGCTCATGGACGTCCACCGGCGGTACCGCGCACCGTTGACCAGCAGTTCGAGGGCGTCAGCCATCGCTGATGACCTCGAGCGGCACGCCGCCGGTCATGAAGCCGGGATGCCGCGGCGAGTTTCGCGCGACGATCTCCGCCTCACGCCCGGCGTCGCCGTACAGCTGCTGCGCGATCACCAGCGACGGCAGGGTGACCGGTGGCGTGTAGGTGATCAGCTCCGGCAGGGTCTCGCCGGGCGCCGGAATGGCGCGCGCCACGTCGGCACGCAGGGACAGCAGGGCCGGGTAGGCGTCGTCGTCTGCGGCCTCGGCTTCGGCGTCGATACGGTCCGTCAGGCCCTCGCGCGCAGCCACGGCGTCCTGGTGCGACGCAGGCGTCTCCGCCACCCGCTGGGACGCCGCCTCGGCGAGCGCGATCTGGCGCACCAGCCCGCGCAGCGCGTTCTCGTTCTCGGCTTCCTGCACCCGGCTTGCCGTGCCAGACACCGCAGTCGCGGCGCCGTCGTTGTCGTCGAACAGCCCGAGCAGCAGGTCGGCGCTGCCGCTAAACGCGCCGCGCAGCAGGCTCAGCGTGTCCGTGATCCGGTCAGCCAGTCCCTCCGGGGTCGCGACGAGTGCGGCGGCATCCGCGTTCAGGTTCCGCACCGCGTAGGCGAAGTCGGCAGACGCCGCGAGGTCGGCCTTCAGCCCCTTGAAGTCGAGCGCCGAGGTCAGGTTCTCGACGAACGTCTGCGCAGACGCCAGCACGAATCCCGGCATGCCGTCGGTCAGGAACCGCTGCAGGAAGGATTTCTTCGCTGCCGCCTTCACCGCGGCCGCGCGCGTGCGAACCGTGCCGGCGGTGTCCTCGATGACGTCGCCGATAGGATCGCCTTCCTCGACGAACGTCATGGCGATCACGCACATCCGACCGTCCTCGGTCGAGTGCCGTACGCGCAGGCCCTGGCACGTCACCGTGCGCTCGCCGAGGTACGGGTGGATCAGCGTGCCGGGCCCGGTCTGGTCGCGGCAGGCCTCGACGAGGCGGTCGCGCGCGACGTTGTAGTCGTCGCCGAGCAGGTAGCCCTCGACGACGAACTCGTCGGCCTTCCGCCCCATGTCCTCGGTGTACGGACGGTCGCGCTGCGGGAATTCGTGGCGCACCTGCCGGCGGCCGAACGAGTCCTCGGTGGACCGTACCTTGAAGTGCACCCCCCGGAAGGAGGCGGGCCGGAGTTCATCGCGCCACGACATAGTGCCCCCTTACGGCGTTGCCAGCGCGAAGCCCTGGAACAGGTCGAGCGGCAGGCCGCTGGAATCGGTGCTGACGCGAGTCCCCGCCGGCATGTTGTTCATGTCGACCTGCACGCGCACGTAGTCCTGGCGGCCGCCGCGGGCGGCTTGTTGGCCCAGCTGCGCTGCCGGAGTGAACTGCTGCGGCTGCGTCTGCACGCTGACCGTGCCGCCACCGCCGAGCGCGCGCAGCAGCCAGTCCGGCAGGATGGACTTGATCCGCTGCACCGCGTTGTAAACGGTGCCGCCGATCGTCTCCCAAATACGACCCCACCAGTCGACCAGCTTGTCCCAGTTGTTGTAGATGGCCATGGCCGCCAGCGCGAGCGCCGCCAGGCTGGCGACGATCCAGCCGACAGGCGTGGTCATCAGCGCCACGCTGAGATCCTTGACCAAAGGGATCAGCTCCATGATCGCGCTGGTAACATTGACGGCAACGGTCACCGCCAACAGTGCCGCGACCAGGTTCGTCGCCCCGAACAGGTCATTGAGGAACCCGAGCACGGACAGGAACGGCGACACGATGGCATGCAGCGCGGCGAAGGACGCGCCGATCTGGTCGAGCGCTCCCGGCAGCTTGTCGGCCAGTACGCGCGCAAAGGCCTCGATCTGCGGCCGGTTCTGGACGACGAAGTCCGAGAAGCGGCGCGCCAGCATGATCAGGGTCGGCGCCAGTTCCTTGAAGATCGTATTGCGCACGCCGAGCAGGGACGCCTTGACGTCGTCCATGCTGTCGCCCAGGTCGTCGCCCTGGGCGATGGCGTCGTTCGACAGCACCAGACCGAGCTCGCGCGCGCGTTCGGTCATCGCCTTGATGCCGGCGCTTCCCTCGAGCAGCATCGGCAGCATGTCGGCGCCGGACTTGACGAAGATCTTCGCGGCCGCTGCCGCCTGCAGCTGCGGCGACTTCAGGCGCTTCAGCTTGTCGGCGATCTCCGGCAGCAGCGCATCCATCGACCTGATGTGGCCGGTGGCGTCGCGGATGCTGATGCCGAACCCGGAGAGGACGTCTTTCGCCTTGCCCTGGCCGACGGCGGCTAGGCCGATGTTCTTCGACCCGATCTTCATCGCCACGAAGAACTTGTCCGCCTCGATGCCGGACTGTTTCGCCACGTAGGCCCAGCCCTGCAGCGCCTTGGCACTGATGCCGGTGGCGCGCGCCTGGTCGTGGATCTTGCCCGTGTATTCGGCGTAGGCGTTCGTCGCCAGCAACGCCGACCCGGCAACGGCGGTGAGCGCAAAGGCGGCGGTGCGCGCCATCCCCCACATCCCACGCACGCTGTCGGTGAGGTCGCCGACGTGCTTGCCGGCTTCCTTCATGCCGGCGTTGAAAACCGGCACGCCGAGCCGGTCGCCGAGGCGGCCGAGCGCGGACGTCGTCTCCGTGACAAAGGCGAATTGACGGAGCGAAGAGGCGGCGCGCCGCATCGGGCCACTGAGCTTGTCGATGGCCTCGACGACTACGGCGATGTTGAACTTCTTTGCCACTCCGCCCACTCCTTCACGCCATCCAGCCAGAACGACAGGTCGTCTACATCGAGCTCCCAGCAGCTCTCAGGCGGCCAGCCGTAATGCTTGGCGACGATCCTCAGGAGCTGGGGCCAGTCCCGAGGCGCGAGAGCAAAAAACTGTTGGCCTCGCTGATCAGGTGCGCCTGATCCTCGTCGCACAGCTCGTCGAGGAACGCCGGCACGCGGCCAGTCATCTTCGACGCCAGGTCGATGAGCTGGCCCATGTCGAGCGCCAGGAGGGCGCTATCCTTGCTGCCTTCCTCGACGCCGACCTTCACCGTGCACGACCGCAGGTGCTTCAGCTTGTAGCTGATGGTGACCTCGGTCACTTCCTCTGAGCCGAACTTCACCGGCTCCTTGAGCGTGTAGACGTTCTCGCGCGCCATTACTGCACTTCCTCGGCAGACATGCCTTCGAAGCGGACGCCGACGTTTCCTTCCTCGGTGTTGCCGGTGCCTTCGGCGGCGAACCATGCGTCACGCAGGACGATGATCTTGCCGTTGCCCAGCTCGAGCGTGACCGTCGCATCCTTCGTGGTCACCAGCGTCTCGAGGCTGACGTCGGAGCGGTCCGTGATCTCGCCTTCGATGAAGGCGACCTGCGGCGTCTCCTTGTAGCCGTGCGTGCTGTCCGCACCGACGACGGCCTCGCGCTTCGGCTTGCCGAGGTTGTAGGTGAAGTTGCCCTTCGCCAGCACCTGCTCGCCGTTGATCTTGACGGCGATGATCCCGGCGACGCGTTTCTGGTATGCCATGTTCGTATCTCCGGTTCAGGTCACAGGCGGAACTGGATCTGGTTCGCGACGATCCGCAGCTGGTTCACCAGGTCAGGCGGCAGCAGGTTGTCGAGGCGGTTCGGATCGCTGATGTTGCGCTCGCTGATCTGGTCGCGCTTGAACTGGTCGATATTCTCCACCAGCCCGATCTCTTCCCACTCGCGGAACTTCACGACCTGCTCGGCCTTCATCAGCTTCGGCGTCACAACCGCCTGGCCGGGGCCGAAGCGGGTACCGTCGCTCGCCAGCTTGTGGCGCGGGTACTTGCGCTTCACGTAGTCGCGCCAGTCGTGCCGGATGAACAGCAGCGTCAGCATCGTCTCGATGTCGAGGTACGACGTGTCGGCGCCGCCGGCCTCGTTTTCCTTGTAGGTCGTGATCAGGCGCTCCACCTGCATCACGCCACCGGCAGCCAGCTTCGTCGTCGCGATGCCATCGAACAGCAGGATGTTCCGCTCGGCGAGCGTGAACTGGTCCGCCTGTTTCGCCGGCAGACACCAGGTGTACGGCAGGTTCTGGATCGGGCGCGCCGGATCGATCGCGCCGTAGTAGGCGACGATGGCGGCGGTCTCAGCGGCCTTTTCGTAGGCCGGCATCGGCTCGGCATAGGCCTGCACGATGGTAAGGTGCGGGCTGTTGCGGCTGCCACCGAGCGTGCCGAGGTTCGAGTGGCTGTCGCGCTTGGCCGCGATGGCATGGCCCTCGATCTCGCGCAGCGGTCCGAACCGGTCGGCCAGCTCTTCCTCGATCGCAGTCAGCGACGTGGCGTCCGTCCAGCCGATCGCCCAGATGTGGAACCACTCGTCGCCGAGGTTCGCGATCGCCGTCGTGAGCGTCGGGTTCGTCGCGCCGCTGGCCATGGCCGTGATCGTGAGCGTGACGCCGGCCGGCGTTTCTTCGCCGTCCTGGTAGTTCACGCGCAGGTCGATCTCGTTGCCGCAGGTGCCCTTGTGGCGGGCCGTGATCGTGACCGTGTTCGTGCTGACGGTCGCCGTCACCGGCAGGTCGGCGGCGTCGCCGATGGCGGTGTTGATCGCGGCAGCGATGGTGTTCGCCGAGTCGCCGCTCGCGACGGCGACCTCGACGAGGCGGCCGGCGATGTACAGGCTGATCGTGCCGGCGGCGGTGGACGGTCCGGCGACCGCGACCGTGCCGCTGGCCTGCACTCCGGCGCCGTTGTCGGAGACGGGCATGACCCACGTCTCGGTGAATTCGTCCTGGTCGAAGGCAGCCTGCGCCATGCCGTGCAGCATGGAGCCCTCACCGAACAGCGTCTTCGCCTGCGCGGCGCTGGTGATGCGCACCAGCTGGTTCGCGGTGGCACTGCCGGCGGCCAAAAGCTGGCCGAACAGCAGGCGCTTGTACTGGATGACCTGCGGGCCGGTAACGGCGCGCGAGTTGTCGATCTCGGAGTAGACGCCGGGGACGCGCAGCGATGCCGGCACTTGATTCCAGGAAATGGCCATTACTCTTTACCCCCGGTGGTTTTCATCTTGGCGATGACTACCTCGACGACCTCGCCGGCGGCCAGCCGACGCGTCCAGTAGCTGTTGATTTCGACCAGCTCGCCATCGCGCTTCAGGTGCTTGAGGTTGTCCGGGCGACGGACATTGGCCTCGCCGGCCGGCTTCAGGATCTTGAATTCTGCCATGCGACGTGCCCTGGTTGGTTGGCGTGCGGATGGTCCGGCAGCCCCTGCCGGCGAAGGAGACTTGATTCTAGCAGCGATTTTCCGGCGTTGTGTACCGGGCCCAAGTATTCGCGTGAAAAGCCGGGCACGTTCGCAAATGACCGTTCGTCGGATATTTGGCGGATTACTTGCTATCGGTCCCAATGGGGACTACATTGGGTCCATGGGGAAGCACGTTGCAGACCCAGCCACTGAGGAAGACCGCCATGCCGAAGATCCAGGTCCACACCGCCGAGTATCGCCGCAGCCACATGAAAGAGCCGCGCGGACGCGGGTCCTGGGCCTTCCGTGTCGACACCGAGATCCCGTGGTCGCCGTCCATGACCTACGCCGATGCGAAGGCTTGGGCGCGCGCGCAGATCGCCGAGCGTGCTGCCGGCACCGCGGCGCCGGTCGTGTTCGTCGACGTCCTGCCGTGAGGTCCCTACCGATGTCCCCCGCTGAATTCGAGGCCATCACCGGTCTCTCCGGTTACGAGGCCGCGCACCTGCTGCGCGTGTCGAAGTCGAAGTGGTACGAGTGGTCCGGCGGAGGCCGCGCGCTGCCGCCGTACATCGCGGCCAGCATGGAGGCGCATGTCGCGCTGCACCGCGCCGGGCTGCTCGCGCCGATCGTCGAGCGCCGCGAGCTGGCGCGCCGGTCGCGGCGCGCGTAGGCCGCCGGCTACGCCCTCGACACGTCGAGCTCGGCTTCGGCCGGCACGCCGTCCGTCGCGATGCGGTCGATGCGGTAAGCGGCGTCTCCGCCTGAGTGGACGACCGGAGACGATGCCGTGATGGTCTCCGTGACACCATCGCGGATGCGCCGCAGCGCGAACCCTTCCGGCAGCGAGAACGTGACTACGTCTCCGTCCTGGGCGCCCATTGGCATGCCATGCGCCACGGTCGTGATCGTGATCCTCATTCGTACACCCCGTCGTTGAATCCAGCCACCGGAGTTCCGAGACCATCAGGACCGAAGTTGGCCGTGGCGGCAGCGCCGGCGCCGAACATGGACTGCATCGGGTAGAGCGTGGCTGAGCCGCGCGACGATATGTCAAACGTGTGGAGCACGCCGCCGCTATAAACAAGCGAAAGCGTGTTCGCGTCGAGGTCGAGGCGGATTTCGACCTCTTTGGACTGCAGTAGCGTGTTGATCTGCACGACAGCCCCGCCGTGCACGGTGTAGAGGTTGCCGTCGCCGACGTAGAACCCCCAGCCGTTCGAGTCCGCGCCAAGAAAGTCAGCAAGCGACACGCCGGCCGTTCCGACCCCGACTATCAAGTGCCCGCCAACGCCGTCGAGTTTGCGCCACCGCCATTTGCCGGAGGCCTTGCCGATCGTGGCACGCACGTTGCCCCACCCGCCGCCGCCCGTGGGCTTCGAGGCGCGCAGGTCGTCGAGGGATAGGACGACAGAGGCGTCCTTGTCGTCAGGGTTCCATGTGGCGTAGGTGTATGAACCGCCGCCACCGCCGGCAGCGGCGCCGCCATCCATCAGCGTCAGCAGCCCCACGGTCAGACCTTCCGCAGCAGGATCGCGATTTCGCGGTCAGCGCCGGACGCCGCTGTGCCGAGCGATATCCCGAGGTACGGCGGCAGGATCGGGAAGTCCGACGCCTTCAGGCGCACGACGCGGCCGGTGCCAACGACGATCGGGACCTCGGTGCCGGCGTCGTCGTAGTACGGCAGCGGCGTCTCGGAGTCCCAGCCCATCAGCAGGTTCGCGGCAGTCGCCTCGAGGGCCGCCGGCAGCCGCAGGCCGCAGATGGCGTAGTCCTCGAGCTCGACCAGCGAGCCGAGGACCTGGCGCACGTCGTAGAGCTCGGAATCGGTTTCACCGTCGGCGACGGTCAGGGGTACTTCCAGCATGTTTGCGGCCTCCAATCAGCGGCCGCAGTCGCGGCCAAAGGTACAGCGGAATCATACCGGATCGCCGAACGCGTCGACGGCGCCTACCGGGTAGGTCAGTTGCATGTCGGCGGCAGCCGGCACCAGCTCGATGCTGCAGGTGTTACCGACGTTCGGCGTATCGCCGTTGTCGACGACGAATAGGTAAAACGTGGCCTGCTGTCCCGGCGTGAACGACTGCTCGGAAACGAGGTCGCCGTCCGTCGTGTGGCCGATGATCTCGCCGGTATCGCCGTTGATCGACAGCCCGACGCGGAACCCTGCGGCCGGAGACGCCCTGGCGGTGGCCGCCGCGCCGCTGGCGTAGTAGACAGGCGTGCTGCCGTTGTCGTCGCGGATCGCGCACGTCCATACTCCGAACGTCGGCGTGCCGCCATCGCTGGTGGTGAACGCGATGCCGATGCCGCCGAACGCCGACGGCGCCGAGTGGATGACCGCCTCGCAGGCGACGATGGAGCCTGCCCCAACGGTGATGGCCTGCGCGCCAAACAGGTTGGCCAGCGCCGGCGTGGAGATCGAGGTCCCGCCGGTCGCGGCGTCCGTGTAGGTGTAGTCCGCACGCAGGTAGTCTGGCGCGTTCGTCGGAGCATGGCTGTAGCCGAATGCCGCTGCCACCGTGCCGTCGTCGTCGAGCGGGTACGCGTTGTCCGCCGGCGGCGCCACCTCGGAGAAATTCGCCACCGGCCGATTGCTGAAACTGATAAGCGGCAAGCCGTTTCCCGTGATGAACCCGCTTCCGGCGGTGTAGGAGACGACGACGTCGACGCCTGGCAGGGTCTCCGGGATAGTCAGCAGGACAGCCTTCCCGTCCTCGTCGATCTCGCCGGCGCTGATCTCGACCGGCGAGCCGGAGACACTCACCGACCAGCCTGCATCAACGGTCGCGCCCTCGGTGTCGGCGAGCTCCGGCAGCAGGAACAGCGTAGCCTCGACGGTCGTGCCGTCATCGCGCAGGCGCGCGCGGATGAAATGCTGGTCGACGTGGACCTGGTTCTCGAAGGCCATCAGGGCGTCACCTGCCAGTTGGAACGCACCTCGCGCAGGTCGTCGGCGTCGTCCTGCAGGTCAGGCTTCGGATGGAACTCGACGTACTCCGCCTCGCACACCAGCTGCACGGCGCCGATCGGAATCTCGCCTTCCTCGACGATCGCCATCGACGACGAAACCAGACGGAAGTCGCTGGCCGTGTTCGTGATCGTGTCGTCCCGGAAGATCACGGCCTCGACAGCCTCGGCGAAGTCGTCGAGCGCATTGTCGATCGCGCCAGTGGTCTCGGTGATCGCCATCACCAGTTCGATGATGACCTCAACGGTCCGCAGGTACTCCCGCGGAGCAACGTTCAGGATCTGGGCCGCCTCGTTTCGGGTGTAGATCAGGATGGCTGGAAGCTCTTCCTGCGCGCTGCCGGCTTCACTGCTCGGGCGCTGCGACAGAGGGTTCGTGCGGTTGATGTAGACCCGGCTGCCGGCAGCGGTGCCGGCCGCCACCAGCAGCGTCTGCAGGGCCTCACGGATGGCCTGGCGTTGGTGGCTCATGGCTTACGCCACAGTCGGCACGTTACCGTGCCCTGCCCGTCGAAGATCGGTTCTTTCACACGGTACCCGATACCGCGCACCGTGACGAGGTCGTTGTTCCTCGGTGCGCGCGGAAGCGCCGCCACCTTGAACGAAATTTGGGGGTTGTTACTGATGACGCGCGCCCCAGTCTCCGGATCGACGTCGATCGACTCCGCCTCCCAGATACCGTCAACGAGAGACGCGTCGCCGCCGGCAGGAGTGAACGTCACCTGCTCGGTGCCTTCGCCGAACGCATCAACGCAGTCGTCCATCGCCTGGCCGACGATCTCTTCCCACGGCGTGTTCGGAGTCGGCATGCGTAGTCCTCAAGGAAACAGGCCCCGACGAGCGGGGCCTGCTCTATCGCGGTACGTCGATCACTCGGCCTTCGTTGCCGCGCCGCGGCTGCCGCGCTTCGCCGTCTTGCCTTCCGGCTCGGCGTCGCCGGCATCGTCCGCAGCGGCGGGAATCGCCGACACGGGGTTGATGCTCGGGCCCTTCGACTGCGTGATCGTTACCTCTCCAGCCTTCGCCGCGACCTCGGCCCGCACCTGGGCAATGGTTTTCGCCATGCCTCTGGAAATCAGGTCGATAGCCGCTTCGTCCGGCAGGTCAACCTCGCCCGGCGGGAGGTAGGACGGTTTCCCGTCCTTCCCCTTGCCGTTCGAGATCGTCACCAGGGTGCGGATCTTCATGCGGCCACCTATCAGCGGACGGTGGCGCAGAAGGACGCATCCGGGCGGTACGGGACCACCAGCGGCGCCGACTGCATCAGCAGGAACCGGCGGCTCGGGTCCGGCACGGTCCAGCTCTTGGAGAAGTACTCCATCGCCTGGATGCCGGCTTCCTCATCGCGGATCGCGCCGTGATGCTGCACGCCCATCAGTTCCGGGCTCACCATCAGCACGGTGTTGGACGGCAGGATCGGCTGCTCGGTGCCGTTGTCGTCGACGTACCAGTCGGAGTAGACCCAGAACCGGTACTCGCCGATGGCGCCCTTGTAGCTCAGGCCGAGCTGCGCGAACTGCACGTAGCCGACACCGGCCTCGGCCGCCGACAGCGGGCGGGTGTTGAGGTACTTCTCGGTGCTGGTCATCGCGCGGAACAGGCGCCACGCGTCGACGTCCATGATCACGTCGCGGACGATCGCGCCCGAGTTCTTCAGGATCGTGAGACCCCAGTCCTCGATGTTCTCGATGCCGTCGACGCCGGTCTCGCCCCAGCGGTCGGTCAGCGTCAGCGCGACCGTGTGGCCGGCAGTGCGGCCGAAGTCGACCGACACCGTCGGGTAGCCGTCACCCGAGATCGTGCACGCGCCGGTGCGCAGAACCTCGGAGGCCATGACCTCCTTGCGGCGCATCAGCATGTCGATCTGGTCGGCCATGGCCACCGCGAGGTTCGCGGCCTGGCGATTCGCCGGCGTGGAGTCGCCGCCGATGGCTTCGCCAGCCCGGCGCTTCAGGGCCTTGTTCGGGTCGAACACGCGCTTGTCCTTGATGTAGGCAGGCGTGAACGACTTCGTGCTGTAGCCCTGGTCCTCGACGAGACGACCTTCGCGCAGCGGCGATACGAAGGGCGCGATGCGGCGCGTCTTCGACTCGACGTCGAACTTGATGTCTTCCGTGTCCGAGGTCTCGACCATCGGGAAGAACGCCGAGAGCAGGGCCGTCTGCGGACGCTTGAGGCTCTGTACGAGGCGGTTGAGCGAAGTGGTGCTGTAGATGTCCATCGTCGTGATCTCCCCGCCTTAGGCGCTGACCGGAGTGTGGAGGAAGATGCCGCGGTCGCGCAGACCGGCCGCGGTGTTCGCCGCGGTGTGGCCGGCACCGAACGTCATGGCGTCGCTGTTGAAGTCGCCCGTGTAGTACGCGATCGCGTAGGCGTCAGCGGACGTGGCGTCGACATCTTCGGCCAGGATGTGCGTCGGCACATTCGAGCCGTCGGTGGCGGCGAGCAGCGACTTGATGTACTTGCCGGAGCCGGCAGCGACGGTGACGTGGATGATCGCGCCCACGCCCCAGTCGGTGGAGCCGTCGGCTACCGTCAGTTTGATGTGATCGCCGGCGTAGGCGACCGCCACGGTCAGGTCCGGCAGGCGGATGCCATCCGGGTCGACCACCTGGAAGGTCCCGGAGTCGGTCGCGGCCGCGATGCAGGTCAGCACGTACACGCCGACTTTCGTCTTCGTGCCAGTGGTGACTGCGCCGACGGTGCCGTTGCCGGTGCCGGACTGCTTGGCGCCGGTGGCGGCGCCGACGCTGATCTTGCCCAGCAACGTGCCGCGGACAAGGACGCCGGTATCGATCGTGACCTTCTCGCCGCGGACGTCACCGCCGAAGATCAGGTTGTCAGGGGTGTAGGTGCCTTCGGTTTCGAAGTTGGCTTGGGTGCCCATGGTTCAGGTCTCCGTATCAGGCCAGGCCGAGTTGCTTGGCGGCGGCGATCAGGTCGTCGCCCGGTTTCTGGGAGCCCGCGTCGGCATCGGCGCCTACCTGCGGATTCTTCTCGCCGGCCATCGCGGCGGCCAGCGGGTCGGCCTTCGGCGCGGCGGCCTTCGGCGACTTCGCCAGCAGTGCGGTGGCGGCTTCCGGCGTCATGTCGCCGTCGAAGGCCATGGCCTGCGCCAGTTCCTCGCGGCCGGCGGCCTCGGGGCTGGACAGGATCGCCTTGATGCGATCGCGCTCGGACTTCATGCCTTCGGCACGCAGCGTGTGTGCGGCCTCCGGGTGCTGCTCTACAACCTGGGCAGCGGTCAGCTTGTCTTTCGTCGGGTCCACGTTGGACTCCTCCTGGTTGGCGCCGCTACCGGCGGTTTTCGCGCTCATGTCCTTGGAGTCAGACTCCTCGTCCACGAGCTCGATCTCGTTCTCGGCGAGCCACTTGTGCGGGTTCTTTCCACCCTCCATCGGCTCGTCGAAATTGACAGCGTAATAGGGACCGTTTTCGACCATGGCGACCGAACCGGTCATGCCCTTCATTCCGTGCATGTGATCAGCCAGCGCGCGGACGCGCTGGTTCTTCTTGAACTTCGGATCTGCCATGTTGAAGTCCGACCCCACACCGTTACGCACGCTGGCCGCGGCACCACTTTTCGCCGGCCCGGTGTAACCGCCCGAGGACAGATCCGAGAGCGCGCTCTCGAACGACCCCGTGCGATCCGCCAGACCGGCGGCCACTGCGGCCTGACCGACGAAGACGTCGCCCTGACCGAAGTCACTCAGCACCGTCGCAGGGTCTACGCCCCGGTACGACGCAACCTTGTTCACGAAAACCTCGCTCAGCGAATCGACCAGCGCCTGGTAGCGCGAGCGACCTTCGGGGGTCGCGGGGTCGTTTCGCTTGTACGGCGACTGTGAGGATACCACCTCGTAGGTGCGCACGCCGTTTTTCTCGTCGCGGGCGCGCGTGTCCGTGATGGTCATCACCGTGCCGATCGACCCGAGCAGGGCCGTGTCGGCCACCACGATCTCGTCGGCGGCCGACGCGATCCAGTATGCCGCACTTGCGGCCATCCCGCCAACGTAGGCCACGACCGGCTTCGTCCCGCGGGCCAGGAACACCTGGTCGGCGAACTCGGACACCCCGTTCGCCTCCCCGCCGGGGGAGTCGATGTTCAGCAGGATCGCCCGGACCTGCGGGTTGTTCAGCGCGGCCTCGAAGTCGCGGGCCAGCAGCTCGTAGCTGGTCGCGCCGCTGATCGCCGTGAACAGGTTGGCGTACCGGAACAGCGGGCCAGAGACCGGCAGGATGGCGACGCCGTCGCGCAGCTCGACGTCGTAGGTGTTCTGCAGCGGCCGGCCGAGTTCCTTCGCCACTTGGTCGGGCGACATGTTCTGCCGGTCGGCGATCTCGAGGATCGTCTGCATGTACTGGTCGGTGATCGCCCACGGCTCGGAGCGGATCTTCCCGAGGATGCGAAGCAGGCTCACTGGCCACCCCCCGTGTTACGGCGCGCAGGCACCGTGTCCCCGTTGTTGTCTTCGGTGTCCTGCCCGCCGCCGTTGCCGGCCTGGTCGGGCGACCCGCCCTGCGGGGGCTGGATGTGCACCGGCGGCAGGCCGAGTTCCTCGGCCATGTCGTTCTCGCGCGCGCGCTGCTCGAGGACCTCTTCCCAGTCGGCTCCCTGCTCGGCGCTCTCGCGCTCGAGCGTGCTGATGCCGGACTCGAGGCGGACCTTCGCAGCCTGGGCCTCGCGGAGCGGATCGATCCAGCCGCGGCCGGGGCCGATCCACTGGCACCGGCAGTACGCGGCGCGGTTGTCGTAGAACCCCGGCGCGTCGACCTCGCCCTTGCTGACCGCCTCTTCGAGCCACAGCTCGTAGACCGGGTCGCACCAGTACGTCGACAGCCACTCGCGCTGCGACATGAAGTACCGCCAGGCCTCGAGCAGCGCAGCGCGCGCCGACGAATAGTTCGTCTTCGAGAAGTCCCGCATGATCAGCTCGTAGGGCATGTTGATGCCCGTGCCGATCGTGCGCAGAACCGCCTCGACGAAGGACGCGTAGGCCGTGCTCGGACGGTTCGGCGTGAACGGCGACAGCTTGTCGCCGGGGTGGAGCGGGATGATCCCGGCACCCTCGAGCTTCACGTCCCAGCCGTTCCGCGACTGGCCGAACTTCGACTGCGCCCACTCGTCGGTCTCGCCGAACATCTGCGCGATCTGCTCGCCGCTCAGCGGCGTTTCGATGAACGCGGCGATCATGGAGTTGACCACAGCCGTCTGCAGCTCGATCCGCTGGTAGTGATCCAGCATTCGGAACGAGCCCATGACCGACGTCATGATCGAGCGCCCGCGGGACTGGCCGGGGCGCAGTTTTTCGAACAGGTGCACGACCTTCCGGCGGCCGAACGCGGTGCGCGCCGGCACGCGCTCGAAGTCGGCGCGCGCCGTGCCGTACCCGCCGACGTCTGCAGGGTGCGTCTTTCGGATCCAGTAGGCCTGCGGCTCGCCGTAGCCGTTGATCTCGATGCCGCCGCGCATGGTCGGGCCATCGAGCGTCGTCGGCGGCGTCGCCAGACGCGCCGGGTCGACTGCCTGCAGGACCGTGCGCCACTTCGCGCCCGGCCGATCGGATTCCTGGAACCACAGCGCCAGCGCCAGCGCGTCGCCGGCCAGCATCGACGTCCGCAGCTGCATCGCCGTCATGCCGCCGAACGTCAGCTGGCGAGCGGCGTCGAAGTCGACGGTGTCGGCGAACGTCCGCCACTTGGCCTCGACGTTCTTCGCCCACTCGTCGGCCCACTCCTTGTCGCGGCCAAGCGCCCGGTAGTCCGGCTTCGCGGACAGCCGCAGGCCGCTGCCGACAATGTTGTCCACGCCGGTGCGGATGCCGCCGGCGGCAATGCCGTTGTTCCGCTCGAGGTCGTAGGCGCGGCCGGCAATGGTGTCCGACTCGTCGAGCAGCGCGGCGTCCGCCGACAGGTTCTCGGGGTGCCAGCGCGACAGCTCGCGGGCGCGACGGGACGCCGCGAAGTGCGCGGTGTCTCCGTCGGCACGGATCGGATTGCCGTGCTGGTCGAGGATTCGCACCTTGGCGTCCATCAGAACGTGAACCTCACCGGGCCGCGTTGTTTCGCCGTCGAGCCGCCGCAGCAGCCGGCGTACTGGTCCTCGAGCTCGGCGATGTAACCCTTGAGATCAGCCTTGTTCGCCTGCGTGTACTCGACACGCTTCGCCGGGCCGAACGCGACGACGGCCGTCTTCTTCCCCAGCATCAGCTGGTGATACGCGGCCTTCGCCTCGGCAATCTGAGTGGAGAGCTCGGTGCAGTCCGGGCAGCTCATAGGTACGGGTCGTCCGCTCGTGAAACCTTCGGCCTCGTCACCACCGGTTTGGCCACCGCTGCCGGCTTCTCAGCCGGCTTCACCGTGACCGCCTCTCGCAGCTCTTCCCACTTGCGATCCGACCAGCGGTCGATCCCAAGCAGCGCGCTCGCCGCACGCGCGTACACCCGACAGTCGAGCGCCTCGTTCCGTCCGTAGACGTTCTCCCACTGGTAGCGCCTGAATCCCTTCACCAGCCGGGGCACGATCTCTTCGGCCGTCAGCTGTTTGAAGTATTCTTCCGGGTATTCGGGGAAGTGACAATACCCGTGCGGCAAGTCCTCGCCAGATTCGGCTGTCGGACGGTCCTGTTTCAACCACCCGTAAAGTTCCGTTTTTACTAGACTGGTCCCAATGGGCCACAGTTTTACACTTCCGATCTTCTTTTTCCCGGTCGGGTTTATTTCCACGGCCTTCGGCTGACCGACCATCATCTGGAACGACTCGCCGCGGCCGTCGACCGCAATCACCCGGTTCGCCGCCTTCGCGCGCACCCACTGGTACACGGTATGCGTGCGGAAGCCCGTGTCGATCGCCAGCATGCGCACCTGCGCCTGGCCGCCGAGTTCGTGCGGGAACCATTCCTCGAGCAGCGCGTCGAGCTGCCGGAACGGACTCTTCGCGCCCTCATGGTCAGACGTGTCGCCGGGGAATACCCGAAAATCCACCGACCACGACTGCATGCGGGGCCCGTAGGCGACGATCTCGGCCTCGATGCGGTCGTTCTGCACGTCGACGCCAGCGAACAGCACCAGGCCTCCGGCCGGCACGACGCCGGTGCGGTACGGTGCGCGCCGGTCGTAGAGTTTCTTCCAGTCCGGCGCGTCGCCCTCGCCCTTGTAGGGAAGGCCCATCACCGTGTTGATGAACGTCTTCCGCTCTTCGGTGATCTTGTGGCAGTCGAGCCACTCGCGCGCGAGGATCTCCCACGTCGCGTTCGGCGCGTAGGAGTAGGCCGCCCAGACGTGGAACGAGGCGTGCCCTGGCTCTGGGTTCTGGTTCGTCGCCCGCCACTCGCCGCTCTCGACCATCCACCGTTGCCAGCGGTACGGGATGCCGACGCCGCAGCCCTCGCAGTGGAACTGCGCAGTCTCCGGCTTGCCCTTTTCCCAGCGCAGGTTTTCCCACTTCAGGACCTGCATGTGCCGGCACTCAGGGCACGGCACGAAGTAATACCGCTGGTCGCCGCGCTCGAAGAGACGCTTGATCCGGCTCGTCTGGTCGAGCGTCGGCGTGCTGCCGGCGAGAACCTTCCGGTTCCAGAAGTAGGTCGTGCGCTGGATCCCCAGCTTGATCTGGTCGCCTTCCTCGCCGGCTGTCGGCGCGTAGCCGTCAACCTCGTCGAACGCGATGAACCGGATCGACACCCGGCGGAACCCCCGCGGCGAGTCAGCGCCGACCATGCGGAGCTGACCGCCTGGGAAGACTTTGTGCAGGATCGTGTTCCCGCTGTCGCGCCGGCCGCTCTCTTCGATCAGCCCTTCCAGCACCGGTGTGTCGCGCAGCATCGGTGCGATCTCGTCTTTTGAGTACCCCTCGGCGTCACCGATCGTCGGCTGCACCACCATCATCGGGCACGGGTCGTGATGCATGTGGTAGCCGATGGCGTGGTTGATGATCTTCGTCCACCCCACGCGGGCGGACTTCATCACCGTGACCTTTTCGATGCTCCGGTCCGTGATGGCATCCATCAGGCCAACCTGGTACGGGATCGTTTTCCAGCGGCCAACGTCCGCCGAAGATTCCGCCGACAGGAATGCATGCCGGTCAGCCCACTGTGAAAGGGTTAGCCTCGGCGGTGGTGCCCAAGCCTTGCGGATTTCAGCCAGCAGCGTGTCGGCGTTCATCGTAGAACCTCAGCCACTCACCGGGCTTGGTGAAGACCATGCGATTGCGCTTCCAGAGGTTCACCTCTGCCGGGATCACCTGGATGTTGTCCCAGGAGTGAGCGCCGCCACGAGACAGCGGGACCATGTGGTCAACGTGCCACTTGATTCCTGTCTGCTCTTCGCGCCGACGCGCTAGGTCGAAGGCTTCCTCGATCACCAGTCGGTCAAGCTCTCCGAAGTCGGCCGGCCGCGCATTGCGCCGGCGCGCGCGCTTGATCGAATCGGCAAGCCTTGCGCGACCCTTGTTTTCCGACGACCACCGCCGAGTTGCCGCTGCCTTCCGGCCTCGGTATTCGGGATCCTTGCTCGCCGATTCATGCCATCGACGGAATCGGGCTGAGTGCTCATCGGCATGATCTTCCCTGTACCGCTTCCCGTACTCGCGGCATTTTTCTTTGTTGCGCGCCCGGTGATCACGCTTGCTCTTCGCGTAGCGCGCGCGTCCGTCGTCCGTCGACCGGATTGCCGTCGCCTTAAGGCGCATGCATGCCAGGCACGAACCGCTCGACACGTTGCGCTCGTCGATGTGGCCGGACTTGCATGGCTCGCCAGTGAAATACCTGACCAGCCCTAGGGCCTTTGCTTCCGATCTGGTGACGACCGGGAGGTGTTCATTCTCCTGCACTCAATTCCTCCATCGCCTCGGACAGCAGTTCCTCAAGTATCTCAAGGTCGCCGATAGATAGCGTCGGTATGCGCGACTTCGCCTTCGATGGGACACCGAGGATCTTCGTCTTCGCTGCCGTGATCAGGCCGACGATGCCGGCCTTGATCTCCGCGGCGCTGACCAGTTTCCCGACCCGCTCTTCGTACTCGATCTTCGCCATCCGCGCCTTGTAGGCCGCGGCGATCGCGTTCGACTCAGCCTGCGACGGGATTCCCTTGCCGGCCTGCAGGCCGCCGCCGGCAGCCGGTGGCACGTCGTACGGCTCAGCCGGTGCGCCTCCGGTGATCGCCGCCGGCGGCAGCTTCGGCTGGCCATGGGCAACACGGCGCCGGTTCTCGGACAGCACGCGCGGGTCCCGCTGCTGCCCCTCGTTCGTGTTCGCGCCCAGCGCCTTGCGCGCCGCATCGGGGTCTAGGATCACCGGCCACTTCCGACCGCCGGCTCCGACCTCGCGCTCGCCAACCAGATGCTTCGGGATACGCCCCGTCCTGATCGCCTTGCGCACGGCCTCGCCTGACAGGTCCACCCACCTGCCGAATTCGCGCAGCCCCATCGGCTCCGTCATACAGCGTTACGCGACCTCGCCGATCCGGCTGTCGTCGTTGGCAGCCGGCGCGTCGGTGAATGGTCGGCCGGCAACGATGCCGTTGGCGTCAGCCAGCACCGGGTTCGTGAACCCGAACTCCACCATGGACGCGAGGATCTCGGCGACCTGATGGTCGCTGTGCGTCCTGGCGTTCCTCGCATACGGCACCAGCTCGGCGATAGGGCGCTCTTCGATCACGCGCACGTCGTTCTGCTTTCCCACGGTTCCCCCTGCTCGGCGTTAGGTTGTCAACCGGGATTCTAG